GCTTGCAAGAACTCGGTTGTGACCTCGGGAGCTACGTTCTTCATGATCGACTCTCCTGTCCTGATGCCGAACTCCAATACCGACGGTCCCATGAAGAAAGGCCCCAGCGATCTCTCACCAGGGCCTTGCTGCTTTCTTGGCTCCTCGACCTGGGCTCGAACCAGGGACCTACGGATTAACAGGCGGGCCGCTGAATCGGCCGCTGAGCCGCATGAATGCTGGGTTTCTGCGGTGCCGGCGTCCCATACAAACTGCACGCCGGCCGGGCTTCTTGCCCCGTGTTCCGGGGCCAAAACACTGTATATGGGACGCACTCAGACACCCAGGTTCACGCTGTTGGGCTGTGCGGTTTCGCGCCACCGGGCCTTGATGTAGATCTCGGTGGTGGTGACGTTGGCATGCCCCAGCAGCTGCTGGATCTGCTGCACGGGGTTGCGCTCGATGAAGTACATGTCGGTGGCGCCCTTGCCCTTCAGGTCGCGGAAGCCGAAGGACTCCATCGGCGCCTGCTTGCGCGCCAGGCGCCGTTCGTTGGCCACCTTGATCGACTCGCGCAGCATCGACGCGATGCCGCTGTACGTGTAGGCCTGGCCGTCCAGCCGCTTGACCAGTGGCTCGTGCAGCTTGCGCACGTTGCCCACGGGCCGCGGGATCAACGGCTCGAGGTCGGGCCCCAGGGCGATGCGGCACAGCCGGCCGGTCTTGTTCTGGCGGAACTGCAGCGCGCGGCCGCCGGCGGCGTCTTGCACCACGATGGCGGTGGTCCAGCGGATGATGTCGCTGTCGGGCCGCTGCAGGGTGCGGTAGGTCAGCGCCATCAGCAGCTGCTCGGAGCGCGATGCCACGGCCCACACGTCGCGGTATTCCTGGTGCGTGACGTAGCGCTCGCGCTTCGATTCCTGGTTGCGCACCACGCCGCTCTTCTGCATGCAGGGGTTGACGACGAAGTCGCCCGGGCATTCGGGCTGGCGCAGCAACCACGACAGCATGGACGACAGGCATGCCCGCTCGCGGTTGGCCGGGGTGGGGCGGCCGCATGTGGCGCCTTCGTCCAGGTACTGCTGCACGTGGTTGGGCTTGATGTCCTGCGGCTGCATGGGGCCGAAGGTGATGAGCAGCGGCCCGCCTTCGGCGGCGTAGCCGGTGTAGTCGGCCACGGTGCGCGCGCTCATCTTGCCGGCCGCGGCGCGGCGCTGGCAGTCGGCCAGGAACAGCGCGAACCAGTAGGCCACGGTGCCGTAGCTGCTGCCGGGCTGCTCGTACTGCATGGCGCGGCGCTTGGCCAGGGCGGGGTCGGTGCCCATGTCCTGCCACCGCTCGGGCGTGCCGCGGTGGCGGTACCAGAACTTGCCGCGCCTGAAGGCCAGCCGGGTGCCGGCCAGGCCCAGCGGGTCACCGTCCTTGCGTTTTCTGCCCACGTTGCCCCCTTTGCTGCGCCCAGGCCTTCAGGCCGACGATGTTGGGGGCGCTGGCCGCATTCTGCGCCGCCGGCTCGGCCGCGGGGCGCCAGGCCAGCGGCTTGCCGTTGGGCTTGCGGTCGACCTTGAGGCCCAGCTTGCGCAGGTGGCGCACCTTGGCGGCGTCTTGCACCAGGCCGGCGCACATGTCGTCGACCTCGGCGTCGGTGAAGTAGGGCAGGGTCATGCGGTGATGAACGGTTGCAGCCGCCGATCCGACGGCAGCATCAGCGGGTGCTGCGGGTGGCCACCGCGCGTGACGCCCAGGCACAGCGGCGCACGGCTCGCGGTGCGCAGCATTTGCAGCACCTCGGCTGGCCTGGCCAGGCCGGCGGCATTGGCGCCCCAGGCGATGCAGACGTCCTGGCAGCGGACCAGCAGGCGCTGGAAGTGCACGTCGGCCTCGGGCCCGACCGGATAGCCCGCACGTTTCAGATCGGCCGGCTGGGTGGCACGGAAGGCGTACAGGTTGACCACGTAGAACCCGCCATAGCCGTGGGCGAGGGCGAAGGTGGTGCAGCGCCGGATGGTGGCGTCGTCGATCGCCGCGTCGGCCGTGCTCGGGTTGAGCATGATGAACAGCAGCATCGGGCCGTCGGCCCAGCGCCGCAGCAGCCAGTAGCGATACAGGCCGCAGCTGCTGACCAGCGCATCGCGCACGCAGCTGGCCAGGATGTCGCGGGCGCCCATCGTCATCGCCCCCGGATCAAGACCCATGGTCCCATGTGCCGCACTTCATCGGCCTCGGTGGCGTCTTCGTCACTCAGTGGCTCATGGTACGGCTCAGATTCGCTGCCGATTAACACGGCGGCTGTCACGACGCGCACGGGCGCATGCTGGTTCGGCAGCGCTTGGAGTTCTCTGATCAGATCGATGACGTTCATGCGCCCTCCGCGTGGTGGCCTACGTTGTGCTGCCAGGTCAGGGGCTCGAACTCAGCTGGCTTGATCCCCAGTGGCTCCCCGTTGTCGGCCGTGACCGACAACGCGCCCCAGCGGTTCGATGTGCAAGCATGCGCGCCCGCGCGGGCGACGAGGTTGTGTCCAACCGGAAAGTCGCCCCGCACAGGGCTGCGCAGCCAAACGGTCGCGGGCACGTAGAGCGGTGCGCGTCGCTCTACCGCAGCGCGGTAGTACTCCAGCGCAGCGGCCTTCGGGTCGATGTCGTCGGCTGTGCTCATGCTTCGGTTTCCTCAAGCGCGTCGACAGGCGCGCCGCACCCGCCGGCAACGCCGGCGTCGTCGGTCTGTTTCTCGGCCGCCATGGCGGCCGTGGCCTTGAGGTCAAAGTCGGCCAGGGTGCGGCCCTTGGCCAGCGCGGCTTTCAACCACGCCGGCTGCAACCCCTTGCCCGACCAGGTCGAGCCGGTGTCCGGGCAACAGTACCGAACGCCGCGCGCAGCCGGCGCCGCCTTGTTTGCAGCCCGCGCAGCGGGTGAAGGGGTAGAAGCGTTCTTCGCCACCTCGGCGCGTACCTGGTCCACGTCGACGCCGTAGTGCTTGGCCGCCTGCAGCAGGGTGGTCGGCTTGCGGTCGAGCGAGTAGGACTCCACCACGCAATCGGGCGCGATCGCGCAGTCCATGACGAACAGGGGGAGCTGCTGCAGGTCCATCTGGCCGATGCGCTTGTCGAGCTCGTGCTCGCTCTTGAAGCCCCACAGCTCGGCTATCAGGTTGCGGGCGCGCCACTCGACGCCGCGCCAGGCGGCTTGTGCCACCAGTTGCAGGTCGAAGGCGTCGCGCTCGCGGCCGAGAATCTGGTCGCGGATGTCGCTGAGCACCGCCCGGCGTAGTTGGCACTCGAGCTTGACCTTCGCCTCGGCTGCCTCTCGCTCGGCTTTGCGGCGCGCCTCGTGCGCAGCGCTGGCGGCCGCGCTGCCCTGCGCCGAGGCGTCGGTGACCTTGACGCCAGCGGCCTGCAGGTCGGTACGCTTGACGGCCTTGTGGGTCTTGCCGGTGCGCGGGTCCTGGATCAGCACCACCGTGGGCTTGGCCTTGACCATCGCGGACGCCGTCTTGGCCTTGTCGTACTGCTGCTTCAGCGCAGCCTGCACGTCGGCCAGCGCCACATACGCGCCCTTGATCTCGCCGCGCGCGCTGATGCTGTTGCGTGCCGCGGTGCCATCGACCACCACCTTGCCGGCGCCGGCCAGCTTGTCGGCCTCGCGCTTGAGGTGCGCCTTCTTCTTGGCGTCCCAGCAGTCGGGGTCGGTGCAGGCGTTTGCACTGCCCGGCTTGGACATGCCCCAGCGCGTGGTGGTGTTCTCCACCAGGTCAGCGTATTCGGGGGCGTTGGCGCTGCGCTTGGGGCAGGTGATGCAGTTACCGGCCAGCGGAAGCAGCATCTCGTCGGCCACGTCGAACATCGCGCCCTTGAGGTCGAGCGTGAATTTCTCGGCCAGCAGGTCGCGGATGGTGCGAAAGCTCGCCTTGCCGCCGTCGTCGAGCTTGGCGCGGTGGTCGGCGCGGATGTACCCCAGCGCCTTCTCCTGAAGCTTGGAGGTGCGCAGCCGCGCGATGAGCAGCGCCACCTCAGCGCCTACCTCGCCGGCCAGGCAGGCCTTGCGGATCTCGGGGCAGGCCTGCAGCAGCTTGAGCCGGCCGTACACGTAGCTGCGGCTCTTGCCGAACTGCTCGGCGACGCTGTCGGCCGTCTGGCCGTCCTGGTCTATCAGCGCCTGGTAGCCCTCGGCCTCTTCGATGGGGTGCACGTCGGTGCGCTGCAGGTTCTCGCTGATCTGCGCGCGCCGGGCTTCGTCGTCGGCCATGGCGCGCACCATGCACGGCACCTCGGCCAGCCCGGCCAGCATGGCGGCGCGGTAGCGTCGGTGGCCGAAGACGATCTCGTGGCCAGCGGCGGCTTCAGGGTCGTTGCCGAACAGCGGCGGGATGCGCGGGCGCACCAGCAGCGGCTGCAGCACGCGGCCGACGCTCTTGATGTCAGCGGCCAGTTCCTGCAAGGGCGCGTCGTCGAAGATCTTGCGCGGGTTGAAGGGCGATTCGTGCAACGTGTCGACGGACAGCATGGTGATCGCGTCCATGGTTAGGCTCCTTTGCGAAAGGTCTTGGTAAAGGCGCTGTTGACGCAGTGCCCGCGCCGCCTCACGGCATTGGCGAGCGCCGCGCGGTCGGCGTGGCTGTGGGTGGCCTGGCGGAACAGGCCGAAGTAGCTGTTGGCCGACGGGTGCACGTCATCAGCTGGCATGCGGTGCATGCGGTCGCCGGCGCGGGCCACGGTGCCGGGCCGCGTGCGGCGCCAGTGCGGCTTGAGCACGTGGCCGACGAAGTCGATGCCGCGGTCCACCGGCTGCAGGATGGTCTTGCGCGGGTTCAGCTGCAGGTCCAGCTGCGTCGGCAGCCAGGCGCTGATGTCGGCCAGTGCCGCGTTCAACCAGTCGGGCGACTCGTGCACCAGCACGCAGTCGTCGACGTAGCGCACGAAGTGCGGCGCCTGCAGCCGGTGCTTGACGCGCTGGTCCAGATCGTTCAACAGCACGTTGGCGAAGAACTGGCTGCTCAGGTTGCCGATGGGCAGGCCCTTGTGGGCCGGCGCGTTGAACAGGCTCTTGTGCGGTGGCACGCGCTGCAGCAGCTCGGCGCGGCCGCGCATCTCGACATCGGCGCGCGGGTCGTGCATCAGCACGGTCTCGGCCAGGCGCAGCCACCACGGCTCGGTGACGTGGCGCGCCAGCTGCTCGAAGAGCACGCGCTTGTTGATGGACACAAAGAAGTTGGCCAGGTCGCACTTCAGGTAGTGCGCCGGCCGCGTCCAGTTGGCGGTGGCGCTGCGCACCTGGTGTTCCAGGCGGCGCGCCGCGTACAGGGTGCCGCGCCCGGGAATGCAGGCGCAGCTGTCGGCCGTGAACCGCGCGATGAAGCGCGGTGCGATGCGGTTGTACAGCAGGTGATGCACCACGCGGTCGCCGAAGGTGGCGGCCCACACCTCGCGCACGCGGGGCTGCTGGACGACGAAGCAGATGCTGCGGCCGGGCCGGTAGCTGCCGTCGGCCAGGCGGTCGTGCAGGTCGACCAGGTTGGCCTCGAGGCGCGCCTCGAAGGCCAGGGCGCTGTCGCTGTTGCGCTTGGTGCGGCGGCAGTCCAGGTAGGCCAGCACCAGCTGGTGGAACAGGTCAGGATCTGCGGACGGCTCGGCACCGGCCCTCATAGCTCTTGTGGTTGTTGTTCTGGTTGCCGTTGTTGAAGTTCTGGTTCCAGGCGTACGAGCCACTGTCGTGCTATCTACGTCGCCGCTCCGAAGGCTTGCGCCGATCAGCGGGGCGACTGCGCCGGACCGGTCCTGCACGTGGGCAGCGGTGTCCGTGGTGCGCATGGCGGTGGCCTCGTGGGCCAGCGGCACGACCAGATTCAAATTGCGCACGGGCATGAGGGCCTTGACCGTCATGCTGCAGGCGCCCTGTTCGCTGCACTCTTGAGCCAGCCCCCGCCCTGCCGGCCGATGCTGTCGAGCAGCTGCACCGACTCGCCCCACAGCTGGGGCGACACGAAGCGGCTGTCATGGCTGACGCGCAGCAGCACCGTGGTGGCGCGCAGGTGCTTCATCAGCCCTTCGATGTGCGCTGCGCGCTCGGCATGCTGCGTGGCGTTGGCCATCGCCATGAGGTCGAGCATCTCGGTGATGTGCGTGCTGATCTTGTCGCCCAGCGATCGCTTGACGCCGCGCGGCATCTGCTGCTGTACCTTGATGGCAAGGGCGAGCAGCTTCACGCCGGTGCGGTAGATCGGCAGGTCGGTGTGCAGGGCCATGGCTCAGAAGGATTGAAGGATCAAGCGGTCAATCTGCGGACGGCTCGGACCCGGCCCTCATAGCTCTTGCGGCCGTCGAGCTGGTTGCCGTCGTAGAAGCCCTGGCCCCAGGCGTACGAGCCATCGCCTTCATACTCTTCGTTGGACCAGTACCAGGCGGCCTTGAACTGGTCCTTCAGGTTGGCGAACAGCAGCGCCTGCTCCTGCCGCGTGGGCAGGGTGCCGCCCTGGTCCTTGGCCAGCTCGACGGCGGCCTGCCAGGGCATGCGCTTATCGGCCTCGGGCCGCAGCACCAGGTGGTGGCTGGGCGTGCCGTCGGCGTTGAGGATCAGGCCGGCGTAGTGCTCGCCGTCCTGCAGTTCGATGGTCGCGGCTGCGACGGTGATGGTGCGCATCGTGTGCTCCTGAAGGATTGAAGGATCAAGCGGTGAGTTGAATCAAGCGGACGGCTCGGACCCGGCCCTCATAGCTCTTGCGGTCGTAGCTCTGGTAGCCGTAGCCGAAGTCCTGGACCCAGGCGCACGAGCCATCGAAGGCTTCCGACGTCCAGTGCCACTCGGGCTCGAACTGGTCCTTGGCGTTGGCGAACAGCAGCGCGGCCACGGGGCGGGCCGGCAGCGTGGCGTCGAGCTTCTTGGCCCAGTTCACGGCCTTCTGCCAGGTGAGCTTGGCATCGGGCTTGTCGGGCAGCAGCACCACGGCGTGGTGCTTGCCGTCGGGCGTGGTGGTGATGCCGGCGAACAGGCCGGCGTCTAGGGGCTGCCCGAGGGCGGGCAGATCGGAAAATCGCATGGGGTGTGCTCCTGGTGGTGGGCTTGCGGCCCGGTTGGGATGAAGGGCGTGCTGCTACTGCATGCGCTGCAGCGGCTCCACAGGCTTCAGCTGCGCGACGAACTCGAACAGCTCGCGGGTGGTGGCGTGGCCGACGGATTGCTGCACCATGCCGCTGCAGGTGCAGAGGAAGGCGCGAAGGAACTCGATGCGCTCGGCGTCGTCGAGCGTCATGGACATGGCCGCGAAGGCGGGCGCGCAGGCCTGGGCCAGGCCCACGCCGATCTCGGTGGCGCTGCGGGGCGAATCGTCGTCGTGGCTCATGCGTGTCCTTCGACCAGCCGCGCGCCGGCGGGCGCGTTGCCGGCCCGCGCCTGGCGGATGCGCTCGGTGCAGTCGCGGCGGGCGCGCTCGAATTCGCCGAGGCTGCAGTGCTCGAGCTGCACGCGGAAGACCCACAGCCCGTCGTCAAGCGCCTGCAGCTCGGGCCCGCGCAGCGTCCAGCTGCCGCGCTCGGCGTGACGCTGGTGCACGTCGGCCAGCACGCGCTGCGCGGCGTCGATGCGGTCGCGGCTGGCGTCGTCGCTGGCGATGCCGACCCTGGCCAGCGACTCGGCGGTGTTGAGGGCGTCGGCCATGTTGCGCCACTGGGCGGCGCAGTCGTGGCCGGTGCGGAAGGCCTGCAGGGCCAGGTCGACGATGCGCTGCAGGTTGCTGCGGTCCTTGACGCACAGCTTCTGCGCGCCCTCGATCGCCACGGCCACCGGGTTGAGGATGACGCGCCGGTCGAAGCGCGCGCGTGCGCGGCGGCTCATGGCGCGTTGCCCAGCTCGAGGTCGATCTGCTCGATCGATCGCCGCAGGTAGATGGCCTGGTCGAGCGTTTCCTCGTAGGCGTGCTGCAGCCACTCGCGCAGCGTCAGCGGGTTGCCCTCGACGCTGATGCCGTACTTGCGCAGGCCCAGCTGCTGGCGTGCGGCGATGTCGGCGCACACGCGGGCCTCGGTGCCGGTGGGGCCAGCTCGGGTCGCTTCCCGGAGGCGTTGGCACTCCAGCTCCTTGGCAGCCACCTGACCCAGCAGTGAGTTCACACGGTCTTCGGCCTCGCGCGGCCAACTGGTGGTCGCGGTCATGCCCCGGCCTTGACGATGCGCACCAGGTGCGTGTGCACGGGGTGCGGGCTGATCAGGCCGCGCTCGTGCGCGTAGGCCAGCGCCTGCAGGTTCATCTCGATGAAGTCGTCGGGCTGCTCGTTCGGGTCGAACAGCGGCCGCGTGTCGTACCACTTGCGGCCCAGGTCGTCGGTCTGCGCATGGGCGTGGACCTCGATGTCGCTGATGCAGGCGCGGTCGGCCAGCTGGTGGGCCAGCTCAGCCAGCTGGATGGGGGTCATCAGATCGTTGTGGCTCATGGGTCGATTCCTTCAAACAGTGGCAGCGAGGGCGGCGCCTTGGGCGCGGGCCGGCGGTCCATGCCGCGGCGATTGAGGTTGCGGTCGATGCCGATGAGGCAGGTGCGGTAGAGCGGGTTCTCCAGCGCCTCTTCCAGAGTGCTGGGCCAGCTGGGCCGGCTGATCTGCCGCCACGCCAGCCGCAGCTGCTCATCGGTGGGCGGTGTCGGCCGGCTCATGGCCGTCAGCTGATGAAGTCCCATCCGCCGACGCGCATGTGCGCGGCCTCGGGGCCGCAGATGCCGTCGCGCAGACGCGCCAGGCTGATGGGCACCGGGTCCCGCGGGTTGAGCGTGCAGCTGCCGGCTGGGCCGCCGCGGCTGGGGCCGTGGTCGCACAGCGTGCAGGCGCGGTACAGGTCGGCGCTGGCAAAGCGCACGGGCATGCGCTCGACAGGTTGCGCGGTGGCCAGCATCACAGGGTGGCCGGCACGGCGGGCCGCATGGCGGAAGGCGGCGCCACCTCGGGCGCGGCGATGCTGAGGTACGCCGACCAGCCCAGGCTGGTGAGCACGGCGGCGCACACGGCACCGGTGATGACGCCGCGGCGCCAGCCCTGCTTGTCGCCGATCTGCAGGCCTTGCGACCGGCCTTCGGCGCGGGCGTCTTCGATTTGCCGGGCCTGGCGCGCCCAGCGCTCGACCGTCGCCTTGCTGGGCGCCATGGCGCGGGCGTTGGCCGGGCGCGCAGGAAAGGGGATGGCGGGCGGCAGCTCGCCGGGTTGGGTCAGCGCCGCTGGCAGGTGGTGGCCTTCGGACATGCGTTGCTCCTGAGGGGTGGGGTATCCGGTGTGGTGGCGCGTGGGCGCGGCGAGTACCTGGCCGAGCACGCATTCGGTGCCGGGGTCGGACAGCGCGCACGCGTCGTGGCGTAGTTCGGAGTCGATTGCTGCGTTGATCTGTGGCCAGCGTGATGCAAGCCCGCTGGCCCAGGCCAGCACCAGGTGGCGCTGCGGCTGGGGGTTCACGGTTGCACCTCGACGCGCCATGCCACGCTAGCGTCAGCGCGCGCCAGAGCCCCCGTGGGCACGGCCTGGGCATCGCGCGCGCGCAGCGTCAGCAGCGCCTGCAGGGCGTGTGTGCCGGCTGGAAGCTGCAGCCATGCGGTGTAGGCCACGGGTTCAGTGGTGGCTGCCTGCGGGCTGAGTGCAACGGGCACGGTGCTCGGGCCTGTGGCCACTGGTGCCGCCAGCTCGATGGCGACGGTGCCGCTGGCGCTGTAGTGGGCCGACACCTGCACGTGGCCCTTCAAGCGAACGTGAATTTGCGCGGGCCGGTCGAGTTGGAGGGCCGGCCCCTGCAGCGGCAACACCAGAATGGCCGCGCCAGTGTCGGCGTCGCCGGCCTGGGCGGTGGATTGCCCGGTGTAGACGTCTGCAATGGGGGCGCCACTGCCGCCGCAGCCGCCCAGCATGACCAGCAGCAACAGGGCCAGCAGCACCAACGGCCAGCGCATGGCCGGTGCGCGCGTAGCCCAACGCTCGATGGCGAAGAGGTGCGCGCTCATGGCCGCCACCCGCGCGTGGTGTCCGCGGCGATTGCCGGGTTCATCTCGATGCCGATGTCGGTGGCCTTGAAGCCTGGGAACTTCTTGGCGTACTGGCCCGACAGGTAGTCGGCCTCGCTGTCCAGGCGGCGCTTGTGCTCCTCGGCCGTGAGTACGCCCTTTTCGATGAGCAGGCCGGCCAGCGCATTGAGCTCGTTGCGCATCAGGATGGTCACCTCGCGGTGGTCCCTGACGGCGTCGGACTCCGGGTCTCCCTTGGCGCGCGTGCCCAGCTGCCAGCCGGCGAACACGGTGCGCCACTTGGTGAGGCGCTGCAGGGCCGCGCTCATTGCGGCCTCCTGGAGGTGATGCTGAGATCGTTCATGCTGCTGGCCTTGAAGGATTGAAGGACTGAACCGCGAATCTGCGGACGGCTCGGACCCGGCCCTCATAGCTCTTGTGGAGGTTGAGCTGGTTGCCGTCGAAGAAGTCCTGGCGCCAGGCGTACGAGCCATCCCCGGCAGCCACCGTGCTGGTCCAGTACCAAGCGCTCGGGTCGAACTGACCTTGCAGGTTTGCGTAGAGCAGGGCGCTTTCGTGCCGCATAGGGGCGTGTGCCCCGTGGCCCAGGTCTTCCGCCCACTTCAGTGCGTCTTGCCAGCACAGCGGATTGGCCGGCTCGTCGGGCAACAGCACGATGTGTCCATCAGGCTGATCGCCTTCGGCCACTGCGATGCCGGCGTACAGGCTGCCGGCGATGCTTGGCCAGGGCTGGCCGATGGCGGGCACGCTCGCGGCCGCGTCTGCTTCCGGCTTGAGGACCACGAGCCGGCCGCCCATCGTCAAGCCCGGCTGCCCGCCGGCGCTGTCGGCCAACTGCTCCTGCATGTCGAGCGCGTCGTCGCGCCAGCGCTCGGCGCAATCTTCGGCCCAGGCCACGCGGCGCTGCAGCTCTTCGATCTGCTCGGCCTGCTGGGCGGCTAGCAGGCGCAGGTGCTGCAGTTCCCAGCGTTCGAGCCGGCGCTGGATGGCGGCGGTGGCAGGGGTGTGCGCCGTGCTCATGCCGGCACCTCGCTGTTCGCCAGGCGCTCGATCTCGAACTCAACCTGCCGGGGGCTGATGTGCTGCCGCAACGAGAGGGTCAGCACCAGCTGAAGCCACCGAGGGTCGCCCTGCGCGCGCGCCGCGAGTGCCTGGCGTGCCATGCGTTGCAGGTGGGCTGGGCTGTAGCTCATGCCTGCCTCACGCTGTAGGTGAAGCCGGCGCCGTAGCGGCGGTTGGCGAGTTGCTGCACGGCCGTGTGCGCGGCGTGCAGGTCGGGTGCCGTCGGGCTGTGCTGTCTGACGATGCCGTCACGCGGGGTGACGTGGGCGGTGTAGGGCATGATGGCTGCTCCTTGGCTGGCGAGGGACGGTCGAATGGCGGAAGAGGGGCGAAAGTCGGTCACGGTCGACGACGTGATCCGTCGCCACTGGCTGGAACACGAAGCGCCTTACTACGGCTGGATTCGCCAGGTGGTGACGCTGGCGACCGCGGCGTTGACGGCGACGGTTGCCCTGCAGGGCCACTACGTGCCGAAGCAGCCGGCGTGGCCGTGGCTGCTGGCGTTGACCTGGGCTGCCCTGGCTCTGTCAGTGGCCACGGGCCTTGCGGCGTTGCGGTATCAGTACCGCAGCCGCCAGGACACGGCGAATGCGCTGCTGGAGATGAAGGCCCAGCGCGGCGAGGCAGCCACCGCTCAAGCGCTTGAAGCAGGCTGGAGCCTGCCCGTACCAGCGTTGCACGGAATCCTGGTGCTGGCCATGGCAGCGTGCTTCGGCCTTGGCCTGGCCGCGTTGTGCACGTTTGCGGCGCTGAACGTCGTGCGCTGAACAGCGTGCCGGCGGGCCCGCATTCGGCCGCCCTTACCTCGTCGCATGGCACGCAGGTGGGCGAGCCGTTCACTACCGAGGGTGAAGACACGCTCGGGTGCAGGCAGAAGTGCGCCACGCCGTCGTGCGGCGCGATGCCCAACGCCGGCAGGTTGAAGCACCACGCGCACGCCGTGCACCGCGGCGGCGCGGCAGTGTCACGCTGAGCGAGCGCGGCGCGCAACGCTTCAGCGGTGCGTGGGCCCTCGCAAAGAACTACGGGTGGCGGCTCTTGCGCTGTGACGTGGGCGGTGTAGCGGTGCATTTGCGCTCCCAAGGCACCGGGTGGTGCGTTGGGGCGTATACTAGCTCTGAGCTAGAACTAGCGTCAAGCTAGTTTTGAACCGACGTGAGGATGCCGTCTTCGAAGTACAGATAGCCGCCGTCGTAAACCCATTGCTCGTGGGTGCCGTACCGATTCGTGGTTGAGTTCACCTTTCGCGGTCGGCCCCACGAACTGGCCAGAACGTCTTCGCGGGTCATCCCAAGGCGAACGCCCTCCCTGCGCTTGCGGGTGGCCTCGGCACGCGCGGCTGCGGCCCTCTCAGCGTCCAGCGCTTTGCGGAGCGTCGCCAGTAGCTGGGCATGGCGCTTGAACTCTTCCGGGTCGTACGACTGCACCTTGTGCAGCGCATCAAAGCGCACCTCGATGCGGTTCTTCTTGTTCAAGGCTTCGTCTAGGTGCGCCTTCGCGGCTGCCTTATCTCGCAACGAGGTAAGGTCGGCGTCGCCCAAAGCGTTCCAGCAGGGCGTCAGATCCCTGAGTACGGCGCCGGGATCCTTGTCTAGTCTGGCGTTGGCGCTCGCGATCAGGGCGGGCTTTTCAGCTTGGCACGCAGCGATGACGGCGTTACGGTTCGCCTCGGCCGCAGCCAACGCTTTTGCGTCTGGCGGCGGTGGCGGCGCCCGGACTTGCGCCGGCTTGTCGGCATTGCCCGAGCATGTCGCTATTGCGACGACAACTCCGCCGACCACCAGCAGCGCGATGCCTTTCCCATCACGGCCGCGCCTAGGCGCCGCGCCGCAGCCTGGACAGGCTTTTGCGGATGTGCTGATTTCGTGGCCGCACTCGTGACACTTGGTCATTGCCATGGGTTAGGTCAGCGTCGATGCTGGCAGGGGCGTTCGGAGATGATGCACTGGCGCCAGCGGGGGCACCCCTTCGGAGTTTCCCGACACCGGGATGCGGGGATGACGCTAGCAGAGCCGGGCGGGAAGATGTAGACCCGGCCCATCATCGGCCGCCGACGTTCCGTTTCTCTGAAGGGGCAGGAGGGCGGCCATCATCTTGAGGTGTCGAAGTGTCGGCAGTGAACGTGGCCACCACTGCCAGGGCCGCGGCGAAGGCGTGCCGCCGTTGGCCTTCTGGGACAAGGGCAAGCTGCGCAGCGAGCTTCTTGGACATCTGTTCGCTTGACGACGCTCTGGCGGCGTATTGAGTCGGGCGTGTTTCCCGGAGCTGCAACGCCACCGATGGCAACGCGCCGCTCGCGGCGAGCCAGTTGGGGTAGTGTTGATCGAGCTTGGCGCGCAGATCACGGCCGATGCTGCGAGGCTTCCCGGACTTCAATGGGATGCCATTGACGATCTGGTATAGCCCTTGTTCGCTAGCGCCGATCTTCTTGGCTACCTCGCGCCGCCGAGCGGGCGAGTCGCCCACCAGGTTCTTGAGCGCCGTTACGAAGGGGTCATCCATGTAGTGGATGGTCAAGCAAGAAGCTAGAGCGCGGCAACTTTGGCTAGCTTGACGCTTGAACTAGCCTAGAGCTAGACTAGGCGAATGAACAGCAACATCCTTGCGCCCGAACGGATTGCTTTGGCGGCTCAGCTCGGGATCAGCGAGCAGTACCTGTACCAGTGTCTGACTGGTCGCAAGGCAATGAATGCCGAAGAGGCCGTGCGGGTCGAGCGCGAGTCGGGATGTCGGCTCCATCGATGGGATCTGCGGCGCGCCGACTGGCACCGCATCTGGCCCGAGCTGATCGGAACCGAAGGTGCGCCACCCGTGCCGGTTGAGCAGCAGGAGGTGGTGCGCGATGCAGCGTGACAGCTTCCTGCGCAACTGCCAGGTGATGTGCCGCGAGGCCGATGCACCAATCTTCGTGCAAGCCGAAGACGGCCGCATCGTCGCGCGGCTCGACGGCTACGTGATCGTCCCGAAGGAACGGCTAGCCGAGCTTGCCGGGTCCATCGGTGTCGACGCCGACAAACCCTCCCTTCCCATCTGACCGGACCCAGCGCATGTTTTCCTTGTTGCAAGGCACGAATGCTCTGCACGTTGGGCAACCGAACAGATTGCCGGCCAGCATGGATGTGTCGAACGAGTGCGCATTGCTGAACTGGATCGGCGAAAAGAACCACGTCTTGCAGCTCAGACACTGCAACTGCACGCGCTGTATCGAATCCATGGGCGCCCTCCAGGGCTGTGGTGTAGGAGCCGGCAGCGTACACCTGGCAGGGCGCCCACCCACTTGGCGGCCGGTGGTCTGAATGCGCTACACGTGGCACTCCTTCGGCCGCCTCGTGCTGGTCTGGCACGTCCCCAGCTGCTGCCAGATTCCACACGTGCTGTGGGTGGACGATGAGTCGATGTGCGTTGCCACGGCGGATCTGCCGTTGACGGTCGGCCCCGGCGGCGGCGTCCGTCATACGGTGCACCAGCACCAGCGGGTGGTGGTGATGGCGCACGCGTCGTTGATCCTGGTCGACCCGGTCGAGGATGCCGACGCGGCGCCAGCCGAAGCTGAGCGCGAGGCGGTGTCGCCTGTCCTCGAGTGGTTCGAAAGCCTCATTCCTTGTGCGTCGCCGCTGTGCATCCATGGCCAAAGCGTCGCCCAGGCTCAACCGGTATATCAAGGGGTATCACGATGAAATTTCACGATGACCGAACGCTGCCACTGCCGCTGTTGGGTGGGGTGGTGCAGCGCCAGCACCTGGTGGTGCCACCCGAGGTGGTGATGTCGCTGAAGAGCTGGCGGCACGCGTGCCGGTTGGCCTGGAAGCTGCGGCACCCACGCATCACGCAGCGTGTGCTTGCCGAGCTGGTGCCGGGCCTGTACCAGAGCCATGTGTCGGACTACTTCGCGGTGCGCGCCGACCGGCGCGAGATGCCGGCCAAGCACGTGGGGTCGGTCGAGGCGGTGATCGGCAACTCGGTCATGACGCAGTGGCTGTGCCAGCAAGGGAAGCTCACCCCGTTGGAGGAGATGCAGGTCGCCCGGAGGCGCGCATGACGCTCGCTGTCGCGCTGCGTCGGGCGGGCCGGCCCGTGGATGTGCCGCAACTCAACCTGGACACGGTGTACCTGTCGCCAAGCGGCCGGCCGTGCAAGTTGCTGCCGTCGCCGGCGCGAGGGCCGGGTTCGGGTGGAGCTTCGTTCACGTTTCGCTATATCAACGGGCCCCGCCGTCGCGACGGCGAGCTGGTGCTCGATGAGTTCACGTTGGCGCGCAACGCGGTGTATCTGCTGCGGGTGCTGGGGTAGGGCATGCGGCCACAGGGCGAGATCCGCACGGCGCTGCGGTCGGCATTTGCCGAGCGCGGGCCGTCGACGTGGGCCGAGGTGCTGCCGGCACTGCCGGTCAACGTGGCTGCACCGTCCGAGGTGCGCATGGTGCGCCGCACGGTGGAGAACATGGTGCAGGCCGGCGAGCTGGTGCGCGCGGGCCATCACAAGGTGGCGGGCTCGCGCGTGTGGCGAATGATGTACGAGCTGGCGGCCGAACCCGACAGCGTGCAGCACGCGCCGGCCTGTTATGCCGACAGCTTGTGCGCGCTGGAGGATGTGACGCGAGGCTGGTTGGACCGCTAGCGCCCATGACCGACCACGCGCCGATCGACTGGGGCGGCCTTGCTGCCGCGCTGCTGGACCGCGCGCACAGCCTGGTGCCGCAGTGGCTGCCCCATGGGACCGAGCGCAACGGCCGATGGTACGTGGGCGACTTCGATGGCGGCGGCGGCGAGAGTGCCAACGTCAACCTGGCCACGGGGCAGTGGATCGACAACGCGGCGCCCGATGAGGACAAGGGCGGCGACCTGATCAGCCTGTACGCGCGCATCCACGGGCTGAACAATGGCCAGGCAGCACGGCAGCTGATGCGCGACCTGGGCTGGGAGCGCAGTGCGGTGGCACCTGCCAGGCCAGCGCCAGCGGGTGCTACGGCCGCGCAGCCTGATGAGCCCCCACCGGCCGAGGCCGACACCCCACGATCGCCGCAGCGCGACACGCGGTGGAAGCCGATCGTGCCGGTGCCCAGGCATGCGCAGCCACCGAAGCGCTTGCTGTGGAGCTACCGCGACAGGGCTGCTGGCACCTGGGTGGAACTGGAGGCGGTGCGCACCTGGGAGTACGCGTTCGAGGGTGAGCGCTTCGGGTTCGTGGGGCGGTTCGAGCGGGTGAATTCGCAGGGCGAGGTGGTGAAGGACACGATCCCTTTCACCTGGTGCACCGACACGACGGACCCGCGCGGCAGCCAGCGCTGGGCGCCCAAGACCTGGGATGCGCCGCGGCCGCTGTACGTGCCGGCCACGCTGCTGAGCGCGGACCTGAGCCTGCCGGTGGTGGTGGTCGAGGGCGAGAAGTGTGCCGAGGCGGGGCACCAGCTGCTAGGCCACGAGTTCGATTTCGTGTGCTGGCCCGGCGGCTGCAAGACCTGGGCGCTGGCGCGCTGGGGCTGGCTGATGGGGCGCACGGTGATCCTGTGGCCGGATGCCGATGCGCAGCGCCAGCGCTTGACCAAGGCGGAGCGGGAAGCGGGCATCGACCCCGACACGAAGCCGCTGCTGCCGCTGGAAAAGCAGCCGGGCTACCAGGCGATGGTGGGTATCGGCTCGCTGCTGCTGGCGGAGCACGGCTGCACGGTGGGCATGGTGGCCATGCAGCCGCCGGCGAAGGCGACCAGGCCGGGCGGCTGGGACATTGCGGATGCGATCGCCGATGGCTGGGACGCGGAGAAGGTGCGTGCCTACCTGCTGGCGGCGCAGCCCTTCGTTGCGCCCGATGACGCGGCGCGCGCGAAGGTGCGCGGACCCGCTTCTACCCCTTCAATCGCTGGCGCGGGCAATGGGGGAGGGGAGCCGCCAGGACCCGACGCAGGGCTGATCTGGCGCGACAAGCTGCTGACGGCGGCCACCGGTTCGATCAAGGCGGTGCGCGACAACCTGGTGCTGGCCCTGGACGGCATGGAGTTGATGAGCGGCGAGTGGCTGCCGGGCGTGCCTGAGGCCGACGGGGTGATTGCCTTCAATGAGTTCACCAATGACGTGGTGAAGCTGAAGCCCACGCCCTGGGGCACGCCGGCGGGCGTGTGGGATGAGGTGGACGAGCTGGAGATGGGCAACTGGCTGACGCGCGTGCACTGGCTGCCGAGCATGCCGCGCGGCACCCTTGAAGAGGCGGTGGCCATGGTGGCCAAGCGCCATCGCTTCCACCCGGTGCGAGACCGCTTCAATGCGCTGCGTGGCACATGGGATGGCGAGAAGCGGCTGGCCACCTGGCTGCGGCGCTGCTGCCTGGAAGAGGATGAATGGGACGACGCCGACCGGCTGCAGCAGTACCTGGCGCGGGTGGGCACCTGGTTGGTGATGGCGATCGCCGCGCGGGTGATGACGCCGGGGTGCAAGTTCGACTACATGGTTATCTTCGAGGGCGCGCAGGGGGTGGGCAAGAGCACGCTTGCCCGGTTGCTTGGTGGCGACCACTTCGCCGACACGGGCCTGGTGCTGGGAGACAAGGACAGCTACCAGAACCTGCAGGGCGTGCTGGTGTACGAGTGGGGTGAGCTGGACAGTCTGACGAAGACCGAGGTCACGAAGGTCAAGCAATTCATCAGCTCGATGAAGGACCGGTTCCGCGCGAGTTTCGATCGCCGCGCGAAGGACTATCCGCGCCAGGTGGTGTTCATCGGCACCACCAACGAAGACCACTACCTGGTGGACCCGACCGGCAACCGGCGCATGTGGCCGGTACGGGTGACGCGGCAGATCGACCTGGACTGGTTTGCCGAGGTCCGAGACCAGCTGTTCGCGGAGGCGCTGGTGTACCTGGACGCGGGCGATCGCTTTCACCCGAACACGCGGGAACAGCGCGAGCTGTTCGAGCCGCAGCAGCAGCAGCGGCAGATCGAGAACGCGATCCAGGCGGCGATCCTGCGCTACCTGTACGACGACGGGCAGAAGGTGGGCCTGCACGGCGAGAACGGCACGCTGATCACCGACATCACGGCGCCCGAGCTGCTGACGAAGCTGGGCATCAGCGTGGACAAGCAGACGCAGGCGCTGTTGCGCCAGGCCACGGCCGCGATGCGGCACGCGGGCTGGGTGCGCTACCGCTCGAGCCGGGGCGACAGGCCCTGGATGTTCAAACGACCGGCCGGGGGGCAGCTCCCCGTGCCGGAACCCTCAACCCGCCCGATGCAGGGCAACTTACCAGCAGGCGACCCTGATGCCATGCCTTTCTGAGCAGCGAACGCGATGCACCGCGGAAAAGCTCCGGGGCATGCCGGGGCCGGCGCCTATGTGACCGGCTGCGGCCCGGCGCGCCGGGGTGTCCACGATGTCCACGAGCTTGCATGGATTTCTGAGCGGTGTTTGAAGCCGCTGTCAGAAGCACCAGGGCGGAGCTGTGTGCAGACGTCTGGATGTCCACCGGTGCAGCGGGGGCGGGCGGGGGCGCTCGCGCGCGGGCGGGCACGCCCGAGCAACTGTGTACCTCATGACTCAATGGAAAGGTCAAGGACATCATGGACAAGGGAAAGGTGGCGGGGAAGTGGAGTTGGCTGCCGGCGGCGATGCCGGGGGTGGCCCGGCTGCTGGTCGACAAACGCCGCGAGCTCGGCGAGGCCCATGTGGCCGAGTGCTGGAAGCGGGGGGTGGTGGAGAAGCAGCCGGGCTGGTTCTTCGCGCGTGAGGGGGCGCTGGCCGTCGGCACGCCATGGGACGACCCCGTGCTCACGAACTTTGCACTGATGCAGGTCACATCGACGCAGGCGTTGGTGGTGCTGAGGCCGGCGCCATGAAGATGGACACCGAGATGGACCGGCGGCTGCTGAACTGGGCGCGCCACCTCTTGAGCCTGCAGGCTGGCGCAGGGGGCTATTCCAGCGCGTCGATGGGGGAGCGGGTAGACGGGCAGGGCTGGGATGCGCCGACGGTGATCCCCACGAGCGCGGCCGAGGCCGACGAGACGCACGTGGCAGTGATGGCACTTGCCAGCGAGTTGCGGGCGGCCGTCGAGTCCTGGTACCTGGGCGCCGGCGGCGTTGCTCAGAAGTGCAAGCGGCTGTGCGTGAGCGAGACGACGCTGCGGCAGCGCATCGGCCTGGCGCATCGAGCGCTGGGCCAGTGGTTCGCGGACAAGGCGCTGATGGCGCGGCAGCAGCGGGAGCGGGTGGAGGCGCTGCAAAGGGCGGCTGCGGTCGGGCGATGAGAGGGGGTTTTACGGAGCGTGGGTTTTCGGTACATTTCAGGCACTCTGAGGCTTCCTCACCCGATCAAGGCCCCGGCACGGTGACGTGTGCGGGGCCTTCCTGCGTTCGGCGGCTAACAGTATGAAGATCGATGTCACCGCGGATGTTGCCAATGTCGTCCGCTACATGGAGCGGATGGAGAAGCAGCAGCGATACGCGATCGCCGTCGCATTGACCAAGACCGCGACCGATGTGCGCACGCGCCTACGTGTGGAGATGGACCGAGTCTTCGACCGTCCCACGGGCTTCACGTTGAACAGCCTGTACCTCAAGCGCGCGACCAGACAGCAGCTCGAGGCGCGCGTATGGCTGAAGGATGACTTCGGCACACGCGCGCACTACCTCATGCCACAGATTGAAGGTGGCGAGCGCCGCAACAAACGCTTCGAGGCCGCCCTGATGGCCGCGGGCGCGTTGCCCGCCGGCTATCAGGTGGTCCCGGGGGCCGGTGCCACCCTGGATACTCATGGCAACATGTCCCGCGGGCAGATCATCCAGATCCTGAGTCAGCTACGCATCACGATGGTGGCCGGGCACACGCGCAACATGCCACTCGATGCGCGCAAGCAGATCAGCGCCCAGCGCAAGGCTGGGGGCCGCTTTTTCATCGTTCGGCCAGGCGGCAAGACCAAACCCGGCATCTACCAGCGTGAGTTCATGGGCCGCAGCGTCACGCCTGTGGCCATCTTCGTACGCCGCACAACCTACCGCGCCAAGTTCCGCTTCTACGAGGTTGCCGATCGCGTCATCCGCGGCGTGTTTGCCGGGCACTTCGCGCGCGAGTTCGAGAACGCCAAGCGAACGGCTCGCTGACCCTATCCCGGCCTGGTGTCCCCCCGGGGCACTTGCTCAGTGCGCCCAGTCCCAGAGCCCCCCGGGCAGTCACGGGTCCTTCCTTGAGGGGGTGGCGGGCGCGGGTAATTTAGGCCCCGATCTTTCTCTAGATTCTGTCGGGCTCTTGAGGTAAGTAAGTCATGCTGATCCAGGGTCAGGAGCGCATTGCCGAGGTGTTCGGCGTCGCACCGAAGACGATCGTGGAGTGGCAGGAACAGGGCTTCCCGGTGGCCAAGCGCGGCGGCCCCGGCGTGGCCAGCGAGTACGACAGCTCGGCGTGCATCACCTGGTACGTCAACCGCGAGATCGAGAAGGCCTCGGGTGAGAGCGCGAAGGACCGGCTCAATCGCCTGCAGGGCGACAAGATCCAGCGCGAGTTAGCTGTGATGGACCGCGAGCTGATCCCCGCCGCCGAGATCGAGCCCGGCATGTCGCGCTTCTTCGTCGACCTGCTGTCCGAGCTCGACCAGGTGCCCGAGACCTACTGCGACGCTATCGCCGCCATGGCCGGCGACTCGCTTGCGGTGCACCAGGCGCTGACGGAGATCGTCACGCGCACCAAGGACTTCTGTGCCACCTACCGCTTCGACCCCGCTGCCGTCGGTGCCGCTGCAGGCGCTGATCGAAAGGACGCTGCGCGCGGTCTTTGAGCGCCCGCCCGACATCCTGCCGTCAGCCTGGGCGGAAGAGTACCGGCGCATGTCCAGCGAGGAATCGGCGATCCGCGGCCGCTTCCGCTTCGCGGCGAACCCGTACCTGAAGTGGCTGCTCGACCGCTACGCCGACCCGGCCGTGCGCAAGATCGTGTGCCAGAAGTCGGCGCAGATCGGTTGGACGCAGAGCATCATCTGCAACCTGCTCGGGTACTTCGTCCACATCAAGCGGACGACGGCCATCGTGATGTTCCCCAAGGAGCTCACGGCCCGGAACTTCGACCTGGAGAAGTTCCGCCCGATGGTCGAGTCGACGCCATCGCTCAGCGCCATCCTGCCTGTGCGCAGCCGCTCGGCCGACGTCAAGACGTTGTTCAAGAAGTACCCCGGCGGCTTCATCAAGTTCGTCGGCAGCAACTCCATCGCTGACGTCAAGAGCACCTCGGCCCGCGACCGCATCGTCGAAGAGCCCGACGACTGCAACCTCAACCTGCGCGGCCAGGGCGACGCGATCAAGCTGCTGTCCGAGCGCGGCAAGTCCTACCGCGACGGCAAGGAACTGGTCGGCGGCACGCCCTCGATCGAAGGCGCCAGCTCCATCTGCGCCGAGATGGAGCTGTCCGACCAGAACTACTGGGAAGTGCCGTGTCCTGACTGCGGCCACTACCAGCGCCTGACGTGGGATCACGTGCGTTGGCAGCAGCACGACGAAGGTCAGCCCGCCCATCCGGTCTACGGCTTGCACCGGCCCGACAGCGCGCGCTACGCCTGCGCGGCCTGCGGCTCGCTGTGGACCAGCGCGCAGAAGAATCTGGCGGTGCAGCGTGGCAAGGCGGTGGCCACCAAGCCCTTCACCGGCGTTGTCGGCCTGTACCTGAACGAGCTGTATAGCCTGTTCGCTGAATCGCGGCTCGAGCGCCTGGTGCAGCGCTACCTGGAAGCCAAGCACGAAGAGAAGAAGGGCAACACCGGCGACATCATCGTCTTTACGAATGCGGCGCTGGGCCTGCCGTACCGCTACAAAGGCAGCACGCCGGACGTCGACGTGCTGCGCAAGAAGGCGCTGCCCTACGCGCTGGGCATCGTGCCGCACGCCGCGCTCATGCTCACCATGGGCGTCGACGTGCAGCACAACCGCCTGCATGCCATCGTACGTGCCTGGGGCCCCGGTGAGGAATCGTGGCTGGTCTATCGCGACGAGATCCACGGCAACACCGTCGACCACACCGACGACGCCTGGGCCCAGCTCGAGAACCTGATGCTGCGCACCTGGCCGCACCAGCGCGGCTGGCGGCTGCGACTGACCGCAGCGTCGGTGGACTCCGGCGACGGTCAGACGAACGATGCCGTCTACGCCTTCGTCCGCCGCATGAAAGGCCAGGGCGTCGTTGTCATGGCCACCAAGGGGTCGAGCAGCGCGTCGGCCGAGATCTACTCGAAGGCCCGTGCGCCGCTGGAGACCAACCGCCAGGGCACCAAGGCCAGCCGCTACGGCCTGCGTCCCTTCATCGTCGGCACCGACACTGCCAAGGACCTGCTGCTGGGTGAGGCGGGCCGCGTCAAGATGGCCGGTCACGGCGCTGCGCGCTTCCACTTTCCGGAAGCCGTGGATGACGAGTACCTGAAGCAGCTCACCAGCGAGATCAAGGTGCCGCGCTGGGACATCGCGCGTGGCCGTCGCATCGTGCCTACCCGCAGCGCACGCAACCTGCTGGTGTGGGTCAAGAAGACCGGCGTGCGCAACGAGGATCTCGACTGCGAAATCCTGGCGTTGCACGCCGCCCGTTCGCAGCGCGTGCACCTGTTGAAGCCGGCTGACTGGCAGGCGATCGAGAACGCCATCGCGCAAGAGCCGCTGTGGGATGCCACCACCGCGCCGATCCGCCCCGCCATCGCCGACGACGACGACCCTGCGCCGCCGGCCGTTGCGCCCGAAGCCACACGTCGCCGTCCGATCGTCGGCCGGCGCGTGGCCGTGGCCGACGACCCGTATCTGAGTTGACCGCCTGCAATGCAGACGTCTGCATTGCTTCTGGAGACACGCCATGTCCGACACCGCCACCCTGCAGGTGCGCCTGGCCGAGGCCGAGCTGGCCTACCACCGCCTGCAGACCGGCGTGCTCGAGGTCGAGTGCCAGCACGATGGCATGGCCGTCAAGTACAGCCTTGCCAGCGTCGACAAGCTGCGCGCGTACATCGCCGACCTGAAGGCCCAGCTCGTGGCCGCCGGTGCGCTGGATGCCACTGCGTCCAGCCGCCGCAAGCCGCTGTACGTGCAACTGTGAGCGCCACCCCATGACCAGCCACGTCGCCGCCGACACCGACGACAACGCGCTGCGCAGCTGGACGCCGCAGCCGAGCTCGCCCGATGCCGACCTGCTGGCCGAGCGCGGCACCATCGTCGGCCGCTCGCGCGACCTGGTGCGCAACAACGGTGTGGCCCAGGGCGCGCAGCAGACCATTGCCGACAACGTCGTCGGCACCGGCCTGCGCCTGAGCCCGCGGCCGCAGTACAAGCTGCTCGGCCGCGACAAGGCCTGGGCGACCGAGTTCGCCAACACCGTCGGCGGCTTCCACCGGCTGTGGTGGGACGACACCGCCTGCGACGCCGCCGACGAGCTCAACGGCGCCGGACTCACCACGTCCACGATCCGCAGCCTGTGGGTCGACGGCGAGGCCTGCGCGGTGCCGCTGTGGCTGCCGGAGCCTGGCCAGCTGTTCGCCAGCCGGATCATGCTCATCGAGCCCGACCGCCTGAGTAACCCGCACGGCCTGGCCGACAGCGCCACCCTGCGCGCCGGCGTCGAGCGCGACGCGCGCACTGGCCGGCCCGTGGCCTACCACGTGCGCACCACGCACCCGGGCGACCAGCTCGCCTGGGGCCTGGGCGCCGCCGCCGGTCTGGGCGAATGGACCCGCATCCCCGCCAAGACGAAGTGGGGCCGCCGCCTGTTCCTGCACGTGCACGACAAAGACCGCATCGGGTCCACCCGCGGCAAGCCGCTCATCGCCGCGGTGATGAAGCCCTTCAAGCAGCTGGACCACTACCTCACGGTGCACCTGCAGACGGCCATCGTGCAGTCGCTGATCGCCGCCTTCATCCGCACGCCTCTCGACCAGGAAAGCCTGGTCGAGCTGTTCGGCGGCAACGCCGACGCTGCGCAGCAGTACTTCGACACCAAGTCGCAGCGCGACGCCCGCACCAAGCTCAAGGGCGGTGCGCTGATCCCGCTGAACCCGGGCGACGAAGTCACTCCCTTCGCACCGCCCAACGCGGCCAACGGCGTCGACCAATTCGTCATGACGGTGTACCGGCAGATCGCCGCCGCCTTCAACCTGCCGTACGAGCTGCTGCTCAAGGACTTCAGCAAGACCAACTACAGCAGCGCGCGCGCCGCCATGCTCGAAGCCTGGCGCTACTTCAACTACCTGCGCGCCAAGGTCGGCTTCATGTTCTGCCAGCCGGCCTACGAGCTGGTGCTCGAGGAGATGGTCGACCGGCAGATGGTCGACGCACCCGACTTCTACACGCTGCGCCGCGCGTATGCCGCCAGCAAGTGGATCGGTCCGGGTCGCGGCTGGGTGGACCCGGTCAAGGAAGCCGACGCTGCAGAGAAGCGCATGAAGTCCGGCCTGAGCACGCTGGAGATGGAGTGTGCCGAGCAAGGCCTGGACTGGGAAGACGTGCTCGAGCAACGCGCCCTCGAGGTCGCGCGCTGCGCCGAGCTCGGCCTGCCGAATCCGTATGCCGGCCCGCCGCCAGCAGCACCGGCCGAAGGCTATCCGTCCGACGAGCTGCGCACGCCGGAAGGCGATGGCGGTGGCAGCAATGAAGGCGCGGCCCAACCCGACAAGGAACAAGCCTGATGCGCAACCTACCGCACCTGGCCGCCCGCATGTACGGCGTGCCGCTGATGCTGCTGCCCAGCGTGGCCGACATCTTCGGCAACACCCTGCAGCAGATCCTGCAGCAGCCACAGCTCGGCGCCGCCGAGCCCGCCGCCCCGCGCCAGCGGCCGCATGGCTTCGCCTCCAACGTGCCGGTCAGCCGCTACGCCGACAAGCCCTACATCGTCACCGACGACGGCGTCGGCGTGCTCGGCGTCTATGGCGCGCTGCTGCAGCGCTGGGCCTTCGACATGGCCACCTGCGAAAGCTTTGCCAGCTACGAAGTGCTGCGCTATCAGCTCGACCAGATGCAGGCCGACCCCGATGTCCAGGCCATCCTGCTGGAGTTCGACTCCCCCGGCGGCGAGGTGGCCGGCAACTTCGAGCTCGCCGGTCACATGCAACGCGCCCGTGGTGGCAAACCCATGTGGGCCATCGCAAACGAAGGCGCCTACAGCGCCGCCTACAGCCTGGCCGCAAGTACCGATCGCATCGTTGTGCCTCAGGCCGGCAGTGTTGGCTCCATCGGCGTGGTGATGGTCCACGTCGACCAGTCCAAGCGCGATGAACGCATGGGCCTGGCCTACACCTTCATCTACGCCGGCCAGCGCAAGGTCGACTTCAACAGCCATGCCCCGCTCAGCGACAAGGCCAAGGCGCTGGCCACCGCCGAAGTGGTGCGCCTGTACGACATGTTCGTCGGCCACGTCGCCACCGCCCGCGCGCTGGACGTGCAGGCCGTGCGCGACACCGAAGCCGGCGTCTTTGCCGCCAACGACGCCAAGGCGTTGGGCCTGGTCGATGCCGTCGGCAACTTCGACGACACGCTGGCCGAGCTCACCGACCTGGTGCGCTCGGGCAGTCGCAGCGTTTTCTCCCCTGGCGGAACAGCCGCCGCAACAACCGTGAAAGGAAGGACCATGTCCGACAAGTCCACGGCGGCCACCCCGGAAGCCGCCCCCGCGCCGCAAGGCGTCCCCGAAGCCGAGGTCGCGCAGCGCGTCGCGGCTGCGCAGAGCGAGGCCCGCAGCGGCGAGCGCACGCGCATCGCCGCCATCCTGCGTGCGCCCGAAGCCGCTGGCCGTGCCGGCCTGGCCCAGGCCCTGGCGTTCGACAGCGACATGGCGCCCGAGGCGGCCGCCAAGCTGCTGGCCACTGCCGCCCAGGACGCTCCGCCGGCCGTCGCCGCGTCGACCAAGCCGGTCGGTCCCGTCTCGCCGCTGGCCGCCGCCATGGCCAGCGTCCCCAATCCCCCGGTCGGCCCGGACAGCGGTGCGAGCGCCGCCGACCCCGACAGCCCCGAGGCCCTGGCCGCCAGTGCCATCGCCACGGCCCGCAGCCTGCAAGGAGTGAAGTGACATGCCCGCATCCTTCGGTACCTCAACCGCCCCGTCCGACGCCCTGGTCGCCGGCAATGCCCACCTGCTGGTGCACCAGGAGATCACGCTGATCAGCGGCCAGAACCTGCTGCGCGGCGCCGTGCTCGGCAAGATCACCGCGAGCGGCAAATACAACCTCAGCCTCAGCGCCGCCGGCGACGGCTCGCAGACCCCCTTCGCCGTCCTGGCCGAGGACTGCAACGCCAGTGGCGGCGACAAGCAGACCGTCGCCTATTTCCGCGGCGACTTCCGCGCCGACAAGCTGATCCTCGGCACCGCGCACACGCTGGCCAGCATCAAGCAAGGCCTGCGCGACAAGAACATCGAGATCGTCAACGTACAAGGAGGCGCCTGATCATGGCTGACCTGTTCTCCACCAGCACGCTCAAGGCGATCGTGCAGGACCTGCGCATGCCCAAGGCCGGCCTGCTCGACAAGTACTTCCTCACCGTCTCGCAGGACGCCTCGGAAGAGATTCACTTCGACATCGAAAACAATCCACGCCGAATCGCGCCATTCGTCAGCCCGCTGGTTGCCGGCAAAGTGGTGGCTAGCCGTGGATTCCAGACCGCCACCTTCAAGCCTGCTTACATCAAGGACAAGCGCGCCTGGGCACCGACGCGTAGCGTGAAGCGCGTAATGGGAGAGTCCGTTGGCGGCGGCGAGCTGACGCCACAGCAGCGCCAGCAGGCTCTGCTGGTGCAGGATCTAACGGACCAGGTGCAAATGCTTGGTCGAAGGCTCGAATGGATGGCCTGCCAGGCACTCTACGGCGGCGCGGTCACCGTGTCCGGCGAAGACTACCCCACCCAGGTGGTCGACTTCGGCCGTGCTGCGGGCCATAGCATCACGCTGGGTGGCAGCGTGCAGTGGAACGACGCGGGCGTGAACCCGCTCGACGACCTGCAGACCTGGTCCGAGCTGATGATCAAGAACGCGGGTGTCGGCGCCGTGGATGTGATCATGACGGTCGATGTGTGGAAGGCCTTTCGCTCCCACGCCGAGGTTAAGACGCGCCTGGACCGCTGGCGCAACGACAGCACCATGAAGGCAGACGCTGTGCGATTCGAAGGTCTGGTGTATATGGGCCAGGTCGATCAGTTCAACATCTATGTCTACAGCGGCTGGTACGTCGACCCGGCCACAGGCACCGAGACCGCCATGCTGCCAGCCGGCACGGTGATCTGCACCGCTGGTGACGCGGTGGAGGGTGTGCGGCACTTTGGCGCCATCATGGACCACGATTCGCTTCAGGCCATTCCGTACTACGCGAAGAGCTGGGTCGAGCAGGACCCTTCGATGCGCTACCTGCTGATGCAGAGCGCCCCGCTGCTGGTGCCGTACCGCGTCAACGCCACGTTGCGTGCCACGGTGCTGTAGGAGCCACAGCCATGAAGCAACTCATCGCTGTGGGTAGTGTCGTCATGAAGGTGGGCAAGGCGGTGCGCACCTTCGAGCACGGGGCGCCGCTGCCCCAGATGCCGGCCGCAGAACAGGAACGGCTGAAGCGGCTTGGTGCGGCCCGTGAAGCCATCGTCGAAGGCGATGCCAAGACCGAACCGCCGCCCCCGCCGCCCCCGCCGCCACCCGCGCCACCGGAGTCGCCGGCGCCGTGAAGACCGTCGCCGAGCTGTACGCCGCCTTCGACCGCGCGGGCTTTCTCGTGCCCGCCGTCTGGACGGCCCAGCCCGGCGGCACCCCTGTGCCGGGCGCCGTGCGCTACTTCGCGCCCGGCACTGAACCGCTGGGCGACGGCACCGTCGTCGTCACCGAGCCGCGCGTGCAGTTTCCTGCCAACCAGTTCTGCAACTTGCGTGGCGGCGACAGGCTGGAGCTCGAGCTGCAGGAGAACGTCGCCACGGTTTTCCGCGTGCGCGAAAGCATGCCGATCGGCAGCGGTGGCGAGATCCGCGCCACGCTGGTTGCCTGGGGCTGACGCCTCCTGCCGAAGCCCTTGGGGCCCCTGTGCAGACGCCTGCACACGCAATCCGTCGAATCGCTGGCCGTGCCCGCTGCAGCCGGTCAGACCCACTCTCTCCCTCGTTTCTTTTAAAAAGGAGCCTCTCATGAACCTGTTCCGCAAATCCGTTGCCGGTGCCCATCGCCTGGCCGCATTGCTCGTCCTGTCCGCCGTTGCCCTGCTGTCGGCCCCACTGGCCAACGCCCAGGCGCTCAGCGACTACTACGAAAACAAGGCTGTCGACGTGTTCGTCCGCGCTCAGTCGTTCACGCCGCCCGCGACGCACTACTACGCGCTGGCGACCGGTACCGGCTCGGATACAGCCTGCGGCACCGAGGTCAGCGGGGGCAGCTACGCGCGCGTGGCGGTCACGGCATCGCTGACCAACTACGCCGGCACCCAGTCCGCGGGTAGCACGTCGGCGTCCAGCGGTACCGGTGGCGTCACCAGCAACAACATCGCCATCAACTTCCCGACGCCCAGCGCAGGCTGGGGCACGGTGGTCGAGTACTGCGTGTTCGATGCCTCCAGCGGCGGCAACCTGCTGTGGCGCGCGGCGTTGACCACGTCGAAGACCATCAACAGCGGCGACACCGTGAGTTTCGCCATCGCTGCTGCCACGCTGACGATCGGCATGTACCCGCTCGGCGGCGACGTGTACGCGGACCTGCGCCTGCGCTGGGTTCCGGAAGCGGCGAACGCCCCGCGTTTCGCCAAGCGCGCGTGAGGCGACCATGAGGACTCGCCTTATTGCCCTGACTGTCGCTGCCTTGTCCCTGGCAGCGTGCTCGACGCCCCCGCCGAGCTCGCAGCCGCTGGCGGGTGGCGGCACCAGCAACATCGTGTGGGTGGCGACGCTGGCCACCAACCCCTGCGAGGCCGCCGTGGCGCCGCTGCAGACCCGCGCCATCGTCGGCGTCAACACCGCCACGCGCCAGCTGCGCGCGGGCCAGATCGACGCCGCGCAGGCCCAGGCCGTGGCCGATGCCGCGCGCGAGGTGCAGGCCGCCGCGCGCGCCGCGTGCGCCGACAAGCGCCAGCCTTCGCCCGCCGAGCTCAAGCGCGCCCAGGCGGCGCTGGCACGCATCGGCCAACTCACCGGGAGCACGCAATGAACATCGACGAAGCGCGCGTGCTGCGCGATGCGCTCACCTTCGGCATCGAGCAGGCCGAGGCCGCCGGCAGCACCGATGTGGACGTGGCCGGCACGTTGGATGCCAGCCTGTCGACGGCCATCGCCGAGCTGCAGGCGGCGATCGACGCCAAGTCGGCGGGCTAGGCACCATGGCCGCCCACGTAGACCGCCTGCGAGCGGCGGCGGCCGAAATTCTGGCGGTCGCAGACGCGCTCGAAGTGCCGGCCCCTGCGCCTGCGCCGAGCCCTGCGCCTGCGCCAGCCCCCGCGCCAGCTCCTGAGCCCGAGCCTGAGCCTGAGCCAGCCCCGGCCCCAGCTCCGGCTGGCGACTACTCCCCGGTGCCGGTGCCAGCGCCTGGCTCCTACCGCGTGTGGCCGAACCACGTGGTGATGAGCGGCCCGAACGCGATCGTGTTCAACGGCGCGGTGCACCTGCGCTGGAAGCGCGTCAACGGCGACTGGCTGGACCGCAACGGCATCGAGCAGGGCGCCGACCCCTGGTACACGCTGGCCGTGCCCGCGGGGACGACGGGCTATGTAGGCCTGGACATCACCGAGCTGGCTCAGCGCTGGCATGCCGGCCAGAACCGCGGCGCGTTCTTCATGACCGCGCCAAAGGTCCACGCAAACGCCAAGGTCACCTGGTGCGGCACCCACGGCGACAACCCGCCGCAGCTCGTGGTGACCACCAGCGACGGCGCAGAGCATGTGCTGCGCGGCGACCTGGCCGTGTTCACGCCGGCAACGGCCACCGCGAAGAACCCGCCGGGCGCTATGGACGGCTCGGTGTCGGCCCTGATGGACCGGCGCTACCGCCAGCTGATCCACTTCCTCGGCCTGAAGGATCTGCCGTCGATCGACCGCGCCGTGATGCGGTTGCACGCGAACAGCAGTGACGACGAGTACCCGCTGGCGCTGTCGGTGTTCGAGACCGACGCGCCGCCGCTGCTGCTGGGGGGCGCTGGCCAGGCGCCGGTGTACGGCCTGGCCATGGAGGTCGGCGAAGAGAACCTGCCCGGCCACACCGACGTGCTGCTGGCCGGCGACCTGCGCGAGTCGAACTGGAACGGCACGCCGGGCAAATCGCAGCCCGACAACATCCTGGTCAAGAAGGGCCGCGAGGCGGGCCTGTTCGACTACGTGTCGATGATCCCCGCGCAGTACGAGCGCACCTCGGTGCACCCGGACCCCGACCACCCGGGCCGCTACATGATGCGCACCTGCATCGCCAAGCAGCCCAAGCTGTCGGGCGGTGGCGAGTTCAAGAAGTCCTGGCAGCGCGCCGACCCCGACAACGGCTTTTTGCCGTCGCCGGTGGGCCTGGAGAAAGAGCTGTACCTGCGCTGCGAAATCTTCCTGGAGCCCGATTCGTTCTGGTCGCGCACCTACGGCTTCAAGTGGAGCCCCATCGGCTTCGAACTGCGGTATGGCAAGGGCCTGCCCGATGGCGGCTGGCTGATCGACTCCACCTACGGCTACGGCGCCGGGCAGATCGCGTCAAGCGGCGGCGCCTGGTGGGACGGAAAGCAGTACATCTGCGAAGGCCAGTCCATCCGCGGCCACACGCTGGGCATGCCGCACCCGGAGCACAACGCCTACCCCGGCGCCATCGCGGTGGGCTATGCGCCGTCGCACCTGGGCCCCTACGACACGCTGCGCGACGGCGGCCTGTACGGCACCGAGCAGAACATGCGCATCGGCACGCGCGGGCAGGACCGCTGCATTCCGGCGGGGCGGTGGGTGACCTTCGAGAGCTACTGCCGCATCAACAGCATCGACCTGAGCAACCCCGATGCGGCGGGCAACGGCATCGCGCGTAACGACGGCCGGCTGTGGTCATGGCTCGACGGCGTGCCGATCGGTGGCCGCGATGACCTGGCCTTCTTCCGCCATCCGCTCATGGGCATCCGCGGCCTGTGGACGATGGCCTACCACGGCGGCACCAAGCCGGCCGACCACGACATGTACTGGTGGCTGCGCAACCTGGTTGTCGCGCGCCGCTACATCGGCCCTGCGCGGCGTCTCTTGAACACCTGAAGGAACCAACCTCATGAGCAGCTACGGATTCCGCGAGCGCATCCTCGAAATCACCGAGGACGGCACAGCCCTGACGGGCAGCACGTCGCAGACCAGCATCCTGCCCAGCGCAAAGAAGACCGCGGCGCTGCCGATCGGCTACTTCGACCGCGTGGGCAAGGTCATCGCCTTCGAGTTCTCGGGGCGCATCAGCACCGTGGTGACGACGCCGGGCACGCTGGCGCTTGCGCTGCGGCTCGGCTCGGTCGACGTGTTCGCGTCCGGCCTGATGACGCTCAACACGGTGGCGAAGAGCGACGTGCACTGGAAGCTGTCCGGCGAACTGGTCTGCCGGGCCTACGGCGCCAGCACCGCGACGCTGCTGTTCCCCAAGGGCTGCCAATTCGCGTCGCACGCGGTCATCGGCGCCGCTGCACCGACTGCCGGCGGCGCGGGCGTGCACATGCTGCCGTACAACGCCGCGCCGGCCAACGGCTCGGGCTTCGACAACGGGGCCAGCCAGTTGATCGACCTGCTGGCGACCTGGTCGATCAGCAACGCGAACAGCATCCAGGTGCAGGCCGGGCACATCGACCTGTACAGCTGAGCCGGCCATGCCGATCGCGCAGTCTGTCTACGCGGCCGGCCGCGGCAACGCATGGACGCCCCCGGCGGCCCAGTTAAGTGCAGCTGCGCTGGCGATCGCCGCGGCAATGGGCGCGCTCACCGTCGATGGCGGCGTGGTGGACGACGCCCCCACCACGTACCAGAAGTACGTGCGCCAGGGCGCGTCGGGCTCGGGCAGCGGCGACGACTGGACGAACGCCTACACCTCGCTGCCCGGCACGCTGACCCGCGACACCACCTACTGGGTGGCCGATGGCAGCTATGGCAGCTACACCTTCACCGACGCCGCCAGCGGGTCGCTGGTCATCCGCGTCAAGAAGGCCACGGCCACTCTGCACGGCACGGACACCGGCTGGTCATCGGGGTACGGCGACGGGCAGGCCACGTTCGGCGACATCAGCTTCGACACGGCATACAACGTGTTCGACGGCACCACCGGCGGCGGTGTGGGCGCATGGAAGACGGGGCACGGGTTCAAGGTTAGCGCCAGTTCCGGCCCGGCCTTCTACTGGCACGGCGCCAACTGCGCTGCGCTGCATTGCGAGGTCGTCGGCAATGGCGGCGACAGCGACGGCGCCTACCCCAACAACGACCTGTTCTCGTGGTTTGCGAACGGCGCAGGCGACAACGCGCGCATCGCCTACTGCTGGGCCTACGACGCCGGCCGCTGCATCTTCTTCTGCAATCAATCGGTCAGCGGCGTGGTGGTCGAGCACTGCTGCACCGGCTACCACGAGAGCACAGCCGGTGAGCACAGCGAGATTGCGTCGATCTGGGGCGGGGCGGGCGGCTGGACTTTCAGGCACAACCTTTTCACACACGCCGAAGGCACGGGCGGGCTGATCTTCGAGGGCGATGACTTCAAGGTCTACGGCAATGTGTTCTACCGGGTTTCCGGGGATACGTGGGAAGTCGGCAACGGGGCGGTGGGCTCGTGGAGCGCGAGCACGCTGACCAATTGCAAGGTCTACAACAACACCTTCCTCAACGTCGAGGGTAACGGCGGTGGCCCGCTGGGCGCGCTGTACACGTCGCCGACCACCGGCAATGCGGCGTCGAACAATCTCTTCGTGAACGGCCAGTCGCCCAACTTCGCGCTGTTCCCGACGCACGACTACAACCACTTCATCAACGCGGGCGGATCGCACTCGGAAGCGAATGGCACCAGCGCGGGCAGCGGCGATCCATTCGTTGACTACGCGGGCCTGGACTTCCGGCTGACGGCCAACACCTCGGCGGGCTCCAACTTGGGCGCACCCTACGGCGTCGATATGTACGGCAACACGCGCACCACCTGGACGCGCGGGGCCGTGGAGTACGTCTGATGGCCAGTGATCCCTTTGACGGCTCCGGGTCGCTGGCCGCACCGTGGTCCAAAAATCGCGGCAGCGGCACGATCACGCAGTCTGGCGGCGAAGCCGGCCCTTCGGCGGCGACGGATGACATCGGTTACGTGTATGTCGGCGCGGCCACCGGCAATAACCAGCGCAGCAAGATCGTCATCGTAGATGCGCTGGGCCTCTCTGGGGGAGCCCAGACCTATTGGACCGTTGAGTGCCTGCGCTCCGGCTCCAATAAGTATGCATTCAGCGTCACAGGCAATCACTGGTGGCTGACGAAAAACTCCACCGACGTGGATGACGACGTTGGATCGTTCAACAACGGCGGCAGTGTGCCGATGGAGGTTGAACTTACGGTTGAGGTCAGCGGCGCGAACCGCGTGCTCAAGGGCTATGTCGGTGGCGTTCTGATCGTCAGCTACACCGATACAGCGTCCGTATTGAGCGGCGGCGATGTGGGCATGGGGGTGTACCAAGACGCGGCCGCCTCGGTGGCGAAGATTGCGTCTTGGGAGGGCGGCAACTATGGCAGCACGGCGGTCGATCTGGACGGCGATGCGACGGCAGCGGGCGCGGCTGCCGGCGCCCTGTCTCACGGCGTGCCGCTCGCAGGTGGGGCAACTGGCCAAGCCACCGCCACGGGTGCAGTCACCCACGGCGTCCCCCTGCAAGGCGCCGCCGATGCGGCAGCCGACGCGACCGCCGATGTCTCGGTCAGTGGCGCCAGCCTCATCGCCTTCCGCTCGCTCAGCAGCGTGCCGCAGTCGGGCGTGTCGTCGGTGCTGTTCCGCCAGCCGGACACGCTGGAGAACACTGACCTGGCGCTGTGGTGCGTGGTCAACAAGTACCCGACGAACGGGCCGGGCACGCCTACCGGCTATAGCCTGACCGCGCAGGCCGTGATGGGCGACGGCGGCGCGGCCGGCGCGGACCAGGGCGACGTGTACGCCACGGTGTTCCACCGGGTCTGCGACGGCACCGAGGACGCGGCCACCGAGGCAATCAGCGTCACGGGCGGGAATGCGGTGTATAGCCGCAGCATCGCGTTCAGCCGCAGCGGCGGCACCGGCTGGGTTATCGCCACGGCCGCTGGCTCGCAGGGCGTCGCGGCGGCCAACTGGAACATCACCACCGGCAGCCTGGACCTGGCGGCCGGCGACACGGTGCTGGTGTTCGTCGCCAAGAACAGCGATCTGGACGTGGTGGGCCACAGCGCGCACACCCTGTCGGCTACTGGCGTCACCTTCGGCACGTTCAACTCCCGCGCGGGGCCGACCGGCACCACCTCGGGCGACGACGTGGCCTACCAACTCGGCGAAGTGCAGGTCACTGCCGGCGGCGGCTCGGGCCCGGTCACGTTCACGATGTCGGCCACCGGCAGCGCCGGCAATTCGTCGGGCGGCGTCATGCTGGTGCGGCTGCGCGCTGCGACCGCTGTCGATCTGGCCGGCGCGGCTGTCGTCACCGGCACGGCCACAGGCGGGCTCAGCCACGGTGTGCCGCTGCAGGGGGCGGCGGCTGGTGTTGCGGCGGCTTCTGGCGGGCTGACTCATGGGGTTCCGCTGGCAGGCACCGCCGCGGGCCAGGCCACGGCCGCCGCGGGCATGACGCATGGGGTTCCACTGCAGGGCGCTGCTGCTGGGCAGGCTACGGCTGCCGCGCAAATCGTGGTGCAGGTCTCCGAGGCCGAGATGTTCGGCCGGCGCCCACGCCCTGGCCGCGGGCCGTACAGCGTGGGACGCTACTTCCGGCCGCGCGTCGAGGCGTACACGGCGCGCGGCCAGGCCGACCTAGCCGCCGCCGGCGCCGGGCAGGCTACCGCTGCTGCCGCCATCAGCCTGGGCGTCACGCTGCTCGGCGCCGGCATCGCGCAGGCCATTGGCAGCGGCGCCGTCACGCATGCCGTGCCGCTGGGCGGCAGCAGCATTGCCGCGGCCGCGGCCAACGGCAACCTGAGCATCGCCGTCACGCTGCAGGGCGCGTCGCTGGCCCAGGCTGCAGCGGGCGGCACGCTGGCGCTGCGCATCGAGCTGGCCGCTGGCGCCGTGGCCCAGGCGGTGGCCACAGCGGCGATGGCCCACGGCGTGCCGCTGTTTGGCGCCGCACTTGCCGCCGTCACCGCAGCCGGTGCGCTGGCTTCCGATGGCCTGGCCGGCAACGCCGCGGCGCAGGGGGTAGCCACCGGCCAGCTGTGGCTGAGCGTGCCGCTGTCGGCCGCGGCGGTGGCGCAGGCGCAGGCGTCTGGCGTGCTGGGCCTGACGGTCACGCTGTCGGCCGCTGCCCTGGCCCAGTCCGGCGCCGCAGCCGCGCTGCAGGGCAGCGTGCAGCTGCTCAGCGACGCACAAGCCCAGGCGCTCGCCTCGGGCACGCTCACCGAAGTGGGCGTGGTCAACCTGGCCGGGCAGGCGCAGGCCTTGGGGTCCGCGTCGGCCACGTTGTTCGGTTCGCTGCCTGGCGCCGGCCACCGCTCCCCCATCGTCTGCACAGCGGTTGTGCGGCCCCCCATCGAGGTGATGTCATGACACTGCGCATCGGCCAGACCTTGCCGGCTATCGACGTCGACGAGATCGATGTACAGACGTTTGCATTCGGCCGCGCCATGGTCGCCGGCGAAACCATCACCGAAGTCGCCATCACCTGCGATGCCTGGTCCGGCACCGATCCGGCCCCCGACGCCGTCCGCGTGGGCGCGCCGGTGCCCAGCGGCACCGACGTGCTGCAGGTCATCCGCGGGCGTGTCGACGGCGTCACTTACCGGCTGCGCGGCCGCGCGCTGTTGAGCAGCGGCCGTGCGCTCGTGGCCGTCGGCTACCTGCCCTGCAAAAGGCTGTAAATGCAACTCGCTGCCGCACAAGTCATAGCCACGCTGGCCGCGCGCCTGGTTCCGTTGTCGCTGGGCACGCCGCTGCAGACCACGCGTGAGGATGGCGTCACGCCGGACCAGCTGCCCGCCGCCTGGCTGTGGGGCGGCCAGGAGAACGTCGAGCGCATCACCCTCGAGCACCTGCACGAGCACCGCCTGGACATCACGCTGCGCATCGTTGTCGCGGCGTCTGCACACATCGACGACGCCATGAACACCATCGGCGCCGAGGCGATGGCCCTGTTGTTTGCCGAGCCGATGCCGCCCTTCGACCTTGAGCACACCGGCATCGACCGCGAGGCCGCCACGCGTGGCGGCACCCGCTGCGGCGTCATCACCCTCACGGCGCGCGCCACCTACCAGGTCTACCCAGGCGCGCCCGACGTGCTCGTCTGAGCCTGCGCGCTCCTGAGCGAGCGCGCACCCCGTTCCCTTCCCCGCGGATCTGTCCGCGTGCCAGCCATCCCGGCCTGCACGCGAGCCGCCGCGTTCCCGTCCGTTTGAACCACCCTAGGAGCAACCACCATGTCTGTCGTCAAAGTAGCCGGCACGTCCTTCGCCATCGCGTCGGTCTATGCCGCCGTCAAGAACATGACCGCGATCACCAACGCGGCCAACGCCGTGGCCACGCTGGAGGCCACCCACGGTGTCGTGGTCAATGACTATCTGGAGGTCACCAGCGGGTGGGACCGGCTCAGCGGCCGTATCGCGCGCGCCAGCGCGGTGGCCACAAACGATGTGACGCTGGGCGGCATCAACACGCTGAACACCTCGCAGTACCCCGCGGGGGGTGGTGTGGGCAGCGTGCGCGAGATCAGCACCTGGATGGCACTGAGCCAGATCTCGGCCGACTGGGGCATCGCCGGCGGCGACCAGAACTTCGCCGACGCCACCTTCGTGAGCCACGTGATCCGCCAGCGCATCCCGACCGACCGCAACCCGCTGGAAATCACGCTGCCGTTCTTCTTCGACGCCGCGCTGCCGTGGCTGGACACCGTGCGCGGTGTCGACGGCAGCGCGCCTGCGGCCATCCGCATGGTGTTCCCCAACGGTAACATCTTGGTCGCCAACGCCTACTGGTCGCTGCGCGACACGCCCACCGTCACCGACGGCACGCTGCGGGGCCAGATCGACCTGTCGATGATCGGCCTGGCCACCATCTACACCAGCTGATGGACGCCACCGAACTGGCCGCCGCGGCCCGCAAAGCGCTGGAGTTCGACCACGAGATCGGCGAGTGCAGCTTCCGCCTGCTCACGCCCACGCGCACGCAGTTGCGCGAATGCGCCTACCGGCACCAACTGGATCTGAGCGCGGGCGACAAGGTCGCGCAGGCGCTGCTGCAGCGCTACCTGCTGAACACGCACCTCATCGGCTGGACCGGGGTGCGCAACCTGCATGTGCTGCCGGACGCGGGCACAGACCCGCTGCCGTGGACCCGCGAAGCCGTGGGGTTGCTGCTCGACGCGCAGCCCGACTGGGCCGATCAGCTGGGCAACCAGCTGCTGCTGCGCCATGGCCAGCGCAATGCCGCCATCGAGGAGCAAGCGGGAAACTGAAGGCGCACGTCGCCAGGGCTCGCAGTGCCGGCGGCGTGCGCAACTTTGCGGAACACGGCATCACCGTTGACATCGGCGAGCCATTGCCTGAGCTGGCGCCGGTGGCCGAGCAGGCCATTGCCTGCTGGAACTTCTGCGCCGGGTGGGCCCCGGAGCGCTGGCTGCTCTATGCCGCGCTGCACCCGGTGGATGACTGGTACGCAGTGATGGACCTCATGCGCGTCATCGGCGACAGGCACCACGAGTTGGACGAACAAGAACGCAAGGCACGCTCATGACCGACCCCAAAGCGAAGATCGTCGTCAGCGCCGAGGACAGGGCCAGCGCCACCTTCCGCCGCATCCGCGGCGAGATCGCCGGCGTGACGGCCAGCACTGCCACCTTGCGCGGCATCATCGGCCCGCTCGCGCCGCAACTGGCCGGCGCCTTCACCGTGGCGGCCGTGGGCTCATGGCTCAACCGCGTGGTCGAGGGCGTGGACGCGCTCAACGACCTGAAGGACGCTACCGGCGACAGCGTCGAGAACCTGTCCGCGCTGGAAGACGTGGCCCTGCGTACGGGGACCAGCCTGGACACGGCAGGCCAGGCGGTGATCAAGCTCAACCAGGCGCTGGGGGAGGCGAGCAAGAACCCCGACAGCGCGGCGGGGCGCGCGATCAAGAACCTGGGCCTGAACATCAAGGACCTGCTGGCGCTGTCGCCGGTCGAGCGGCTGCAGGCCGTCGGCCGTGCGATGAACAGTTTCGACGACGAAGGTAAGCTGTTCTACAACCTCACGCTGCTGGGCAAGGGGACGCGCGAGCTGGCGCCGCTGATGAAGGACTTGGCCGAGTCCGGCAAGCTGCAGGCTACCGTGACCACTCAGCAAGCCGAAGAGGCCGAGAGGCTGCGCAAGGAGTGGTTCCAGCTTGAGAAGAACGCGCTGGACCTGTCGCGCACGCTGGCCGGGCCGATGGTGAGTTCGATCAACCAGACGATCGAGATCTTCCGTCAGGGCCGCAAGGAGGGGAAAGGCTTCTTCGAGACTCTGCGCAACGAACAGCTCAAATTGCTGGGCCTGGGCGGAGAAGCGCCGGTACTCGACGGTATGCGCAAGGAGCTCGCAGGCCTCGAGGGTGCGTTGGCGAACGTGCAGTTGCCGCCGCAGATGCGGGTCGAGTATCAGCAGCGGCGACTGAAGCTGGCTGAGCAGATCGCCACCGCTGAAAGGAAGGCCACCGAGAATTTTCTGCGCGGCGACAAGGACACCACCCCGGTCCCGCTGCCCAAGCTCCCGGACATCGGTGACAAGCCCGACAAGAAGCCCAAGGCCAAGATCGACGCGTCGCTCGGGCCGACGGGCATCAGCGATGCCATGCGCGATGCGCTGAAGGCCATCGAGGCTACCGACGCAGTCAAGATCCAGGCCATCAGTGGCGCACTCGACGAGCTATTGAACCTGCGCGCCAGCGGCATTGGCGGCGATGCGGCCACCGACGAAGCCATTGCCCGGCTGCGCAACGAGCTGGAACAGCTGAACCCCGCTGCCCAGCAGGCGGCCGAGGCGCAGAAGGCGCTGGACTCGCTGCTGGCCAACACCACCGCGGGCAAGGACGCCGCTCGCCTGAAGACGGTGTTGCTCATCAACGCCGCCTTCGACGCCGGCAAGATCAGCCTGGGCACGTGGGTCGAGCTGTCCGCGCAGCTCGACGAGGACCTGGAAGGCACGAAGGACGCTGCCAAGGAGGCGGGCAACGAGATCGGCCTGGTGTTCGCCAGCGCAGCCGGCGACGCCATCCGCGAATGGAAGGGCGTCAAGGATCTGATCCGAGGCATTGGCCTGGACCTCGCGCAATTGGCTCTTCAGAAGACAGTCATCGACCCGTTGGGCAAGATCGTCGGCGACAACATCGGCGTGAGCATCGTCGACATCTTTGGCAAGTTGCCCAAGTTGGACACCGGCACCGACTACGTGCCGCGCGACATGGCGGCCATCATCCACAAGGGCGAGCGCATCGTGCCGGCGGCTCAGAACCGCCCCGGCGCGGGATCTGGCCGCAGTGTTGCGCTGACCTACGCCCCGACGATCAACATCGATAGCCGCAGCGACCGCGCACAGGTCGGTGCGTTGGTGTCGCAGGCCGTGCAGCAGGGCCAAAGGCAGATGCTGGAGCACCTGCAGGCACAGGGGGTGGTGTGAGCATCATCGCCATGTCTTCGGCGTTGTTGATCGCCGAGTGCAGTTTCAGCCAGGCGCGATACGACGTGGCCGAGATGAGCGACGCCACTGGCCACGCCGCCAGCCGGCTGTTCGGCCCGCCCCGCTGGCGCCTGTCGCTGCGTTCGCACTCGTCGATGTTTCTGGCGCAGGCCGCGCAGTGGGAATCGATGCTGCTGCAGCTGCGGGGTGGGGTGAACCACCTGTCCGCGTGGGACGTGGTGCGCACGGTGCCGCAGGGCACGATGCGCGGCACGCTAACGCTCAGCGGCGCGCACAGTGCCGGCGCGGTGTCGCTCAGCGTCACCGGCGGCGCAGGCCAGGCCAACACCACGATGAAGGCGAGCGACTGGCTGCAGATCGGCAGCGGCCTGGGCACCTCGCAGTTGGTCAAGGTGATGGCCGACGCCACCGCCAACGGCTCCGGCGTCATCGCCCTCACGATCGAGCCGCCACTGCGCACCGCGTTCAGCTCGGGAACTGCGGTCACGTGGAACAAGCCGGTGGCCTTCTACAAGCAGACCAGCGAGCCTGCGTGGAGCTACGCGGCTGGCCGCACAGCCGGCGGCTACGCTGTCGACCTGCTGGAGTCCTGGTCGTGAGCCTCACGCTCGACGGCACCGCATCGGCGCGCATCGCGGCGCCGGTGCGCGGCGTGGCCTGGCTGGTGCAGCTCGACTTCCTGCCCAGCACGCTCTACTACACCACGGCGCCGCAGACCTTCACCATCGGCGGCAACGCCTATCTCGGGCTCGGCGACCTGGCGACCGTGTCCGACGTGAGCGAGAGCGAGAACACCAGCGCCGATCAGGTGACGCTGTCCTTCGCGCTGGTCAACACCGCGCTGCTGGCCGCCACGCTGGGCAACGTCGAGAACTACCGCGGCCGCGCGGTGCGGCTGTACCTGCAGCTTTTCGACGAGGCCTTCCAGCCGGCCGGCGCGCCGGTGCTGCGCTGGGCCGGCACGATGCAGCCGTGCAAGGTGGTGCGCACGCCCAGCGACCCCGCTGGCGGCGGCGCTGCCGGCAGGATTGAGCTGCCGTGCGCCCGCGCCGGGATGGCCCGCGCGCGCAACCCTGCGGGCCTGCGCCTGAGCCATGCCCAGCAGCTGCAGCGCTACCCGGGCGACCTGGGGCTGGAGTACGTGCAGACGCTCATCGAGCAGCCGAGCCTGTGGCTGTCGAAGAAGTTTCAGCGGGTATGAGCCGCGCCGCGATGCTCGACGCCTACCTGACCGAGGTACAGGCGCGCGCCTTCGACTGGGCCGGGTGGAACTGCTGCACCTTCGCTGCCGGCTGGGTGCAGCGCGCCACCGGCGCGCGGCTGATGCTCGGCCTGCCGCGCACGCCCAGCCGGCTCGCTGCGCACCGACTGATCGCGCAGATCGGTGGCACGCTGCGCGGCGTGTGGTCGCTGTGGCTGCGCCGCGAGCCGATCGAGCCGGCGCTGGCGCAGGTGGGCGACATCGTCGGGCTGAGCGACGAGGACGCGCAGGCCATCGGCGTGTGCTGCGGGCGCACCGCGGCCGTGCTGACTGAGGCCGGGCTGTGCCATGTGCCGATGGAGCGCGCGGCGTGCGCGTGGCGGGTCGAGCCGTGAGGGCCGCGCTCGCGCTCGCCCTGCTGCTGGCCCCGGCGCTGGCGCATGCCGACCCGATCAGCATCTTCGCCAGCATCCTGGCCGTCACCGGCAGCGCGGCCGTGGCCGGCGCCGTGGCGACGGTGGCCAGCATCGTCGCCACCTACGGCCTGACCATCGGCGTCATCGCCGCGAACGTCTACGGCGCCGCCGCCGGCCGCCGCAAGGCGCGCAATGCCGCTGCCCGCCAGCGCGCCGAGTACAACGCGAGCCTGCAGGACCGCAACGTCACGCTGCTGCAGGCCAACCCGCCGTGGCGCGTGATCTACGGCCGCCCCGGGCCCGTCGGCGGCGACATCGTCGCCATCTTCACCAGCGACAAGACCGGCACGCGAGACAACGGCAGCAGCTACACCAAGGCCGACGCCTACAAGCACCTGGTCATCGTGTGGGCCGCGCACGAGCTGACCGCGATTCATGAGCTGTTCATCGACGGCATCCCGCTCGGCACCCTTGATGGCAACGGCTGGACTACCGGCGGCGAGTTCTACGCGGCCAGCAAGCCGGCGTCGCGCATTGCGACCATCGGCGGCGGCGGCTATGTCGACGTACCGGTGGCGGTGGTCAGCGTGCTCAGCAGCTACACCACCGACGGCGCCGGGGTGGACGCCGTCTATAGCGGCGTTTCGGTGACGCTCAGCCTTGGCAATACGCGCATCAGCGGCCCGGTGGGCGCGACGGTGAACTACACCGTGGCCACCAGCGACGCCCGGGTGCGCGCCTCGCACCACCTCGGCACGGCATCGCAGACCGTCGACACCTACCTGAACAGTGTGGTGCCGTCGCAGTGGACCGCCAACCACCGGCTGCGCGGCCTGGCCTACAGCGTGGTGACGCTGGACCTGGAGGAAACGCGTTTCCAGGGCGGGCCGCCGCAGATCACCATGCTGGGGAGCGGCAAGCCCATCTTCGACACGCGCACGTCGACCACCGGCTACAGCAGCAACAACGCGCTGATCATCCGCGACTTCCTCACCCAGCCGTGGGGCTTTGAGGCGGCGGCGGCCGAGATTGACACCGCGCTGTGCAACGCGGCCGCCAATGCCTGCGACGCGCGCAGCCTGGCCGCCTCGCAGGCGCACGCCGCCACGTTCACCGCCGGCACCACCACCGACCAGCTCACCTTCGCCAGCGAGCGCTGGTGGACCACCGGCGACGGCGTGCGCTTCACGACCACCGGCACGCTGCCGGCGCCGCTGGCGACCGCGACCACCTACTACGTGATCGAAACCGCGGACCGCACGGTGTTCAAGTTCGCCACCAGCCTGGCCAATGCCAAGGCCGGGACGGCGATCAACATCACCACCGCGGGCAGCGGCACACACACCGGCACCTGGTACGACTACGCCACCTACACCGCGCATGGCGCCTTCGTGGCCGATAGCGGGCGCGAGGGCGTGCTCGAGGATCTGTGCGAGTCGATGGCCGGCTATGCCGTCTACGGTGCGTCCTGGGGCATCCTGGCAGGCGCGTGGACCGCCAGCGTGATGACGCTGACCGACGATGACCTGCACGGCCAGATCGAGATCGTGCAGGCCGGCGCGCCGCAGGACCAGCTGTTCAACAGCCTGCGCGGCCAGTACATCGCCGCCGGCCGCGGCACACCCAGCGACTTCGACCCGTACCAGAACAGCGCGTTCGTCACCGCCGACGGCGAGGAGCTGTGGTCCGATGTGGCGCTGCCGTGGACCGACAGCAAGGCGCGCGCGCGCAACCTGGCGCGCATCTTCACCGAGCGCAACCGCGACGGCCTGGTGATCCGCTACCCGGCGAAGCTACGCGCCTGGCCGCTGCAGGTGGGCGACCGCGTCACCGTCACTAGCGCCGAGTACGGCTTTAGCAGCAAGACGTTCCGCGTCACCGACTGGCAGTTCAGCCTGCGGTCTGCGGTGATCCTGACGCTGCAGGAGGATGCCGCCGCGGTGTATGACCTGGCTGACGCGGCAACCGCCGACCCGGCGCCAAACACAGCGCTCCCCAACCCCTGGGTGGTGGCCGCCCTGACGGGCATCGCGGCGCTGAGCGACGCCACCACGGTGCTGCACAGCACAGGCAGCGCCATCGTGCCACGCGTGCTGGTGTCCTGGAATGCGGTGGCCGATGCCTACGTCACCGACGGCTCCGGCAGGATCGAGATCATCTGGCGCCGGCCCGGCGGCCCCTACGAGCTGGTGAGCGTGCCCGGCGACAGCACCAGCGCCTACATCGTCGGCCCGAACCACGGCGACATCCTGACGATGGCCGTGCGCGCGGTCAACGGCCTGGGACAGGCTGGGCCGTGGGCGTGGTTCTCGCACACGGTGGACGGCGCGCTGACCGTCGACGCAGGCGGCAACCTGCTGCGCAACAGCAGCTTCGAGGCCGACATCGACGCCGACGGCCTGGCCGACGACTGGACCGCGTACAACGCCGGCACCACCGGCACGATCACCTATTCGCGCGTTGGCAGCGGCGCCATCCACGGCACCTACAAGCAGCGCTTCAGCGGGGCCGGGCTCGGAACCGGCACCGGCGACCGCGTGGGCGCTTACCAGCGCGTCGACGTGGTCGCGGGACAGCCCTATGTGCTGTCGGCCTGGGTCGGCAACCCGACCGGCACGCCGAAGCTGCGGCTGTACATCGACTGGTACGACGCCAGCAACGCCAACGTGGGAAGCTCGCCGTCGTCGCAGTTCACGCCGACCGCGGCTCTTGCTCGAGCATCGCTCAGCGCCGAGGCCCCAGCCACAGCCACCTATGCCCGCGCCTACATCTGGATGGAAGACAACGGCTCGGTGACGCTGGCCACCATGGACATCGACGCCGCGCAGTTCCAGCCCGGCACCGTGCTGACCGGGCACGCGCCGCGCGAGGACGACATTCTGTCCCGCTCGGTGGACACGCCGCAGATCGTGGTCGGCGCGGTCAGCAACCCGCTGCAGGTAAGCTCGGCGTCGGCCTCGCTGTACAGCGGCTCGGCCGTGTCCAGCTTCAGCAATGCCGATGTCGACGGGCCCACGCTGGCCACCGTCGGCAGCGGGCGGGTGTTCGGCTCGGTCACTGGCCGCGTGTCGTTGACGCTGAACACCACCTCGCCGCGCTTCGGCCGGCCAAGCATGAAGCTGCAGCTGGTGCGCACCAGCGACAGCACGGTGATGGACGAGTCCGGGTTCTTCGGCAGCGACACGGCGCTGATCGAGAGCACCGGCACATCGACGGTGCTGGATTGCAGCGGCTCGCTGGTGTTCGATTCCGTGGCCGCCGGCACGTACAAGGTGCGGCTGCGCGTGTCCATGACGATGACCGACGCCGCGGGCTCGTCGAATGCCTGCCTGACGGCCGCGGCGTTCACCGGCGAGATCAGCGGCGTGGAGATGAAGGTATGAGCGACGAATTCGAAGCCGCCGCGCCGCACGCGCCGCGCATCTCGGCCTGGAGCTTCGCCGACGCGCAAGGCCTGTTCATCGGCCGCGTCTACGCCGGCAGCGATGAGTTCCTGGCGCTGAACACCCCGGACGGCTGCACGGCCGTGGAGGGCCGGCACGATCCGCTGTCGCGCCGTTGGGATGCCGAGGCTGCCGAGGTTGTTGCATACCAGCCGACAGCCCCTGCCGACGACGACATGCAGGCCTGGGCGTGGGACGACGTCACCGAGCGCTGGGTGTCGCAGCCGACGTTGGCCGCGCTGAAGATCGCGCGCTGGTCGCAGGTGAAGGTGCAGCGCGCCGCGGTCGAGTTCGGCGGCTTCGCCTGGGATGGATCGGCCTTCGACAGCGATGAGATGTCGCAGGCGCGGATCATCGGCGCCGTGCAGATGGCCGTGCTCGCGGCAGCCGCGGAGCAGCCCTTCACCATCGACTGGACGCTGCAGGACAACGCCGTGCGCACGCTGAGCGGCGCCGACATGATCGCGGTAGGCCTGGCGCTCGGCACGCACGTGGCCACGGCGCACACCATCGCGCGCGCCCTGCGCGACGCAATCGAGGCGGCTGCCACGGCCGAGGAACTGGAGGCGATCGAATGGCCCTGAGACTGTACCTGCGGCACCTGGGCGTGTCGCTCACGCAGCTGCTGAACGCGGCGCTCGGCGGGTGGCCGGACGAGTCGGTGTCCAGCCGGCTGTGGCGGCTGAGCCTGCGCGGGCGCCGGGCGGGGGTCATCGGCGTTGCCGTGGTCGACCTGCTGTTTTTCTGGGAGCGCGATCACTGCTTCAAGTCCTACGAGTCCGAGCGCGCGCGCCAGCAACTGCCGCCGGGGCTGCGATAGGCACAACCAACCACCTGCACGAAATGACCGAACCTCACAGCACAACCATCGTCGTCGTTGGCGGGGGCTTCAGCCTGGTGGCCGGCACCCTGTTCGGGCTCCCTACGGCCGCCCTGGTCTTCGGCCTGGCCGGCGCGCTGGCCGCAATCAAGATGGACCGCAAGGAGCGCACAGTCTGGGAGCGCGTCGCCACCGTGGCCCTGGGCACCATGTGCGCTGCCGCCGGCGCGCACCCGGCGGCCACCGTGCTGCGGCCGGCGAACAACACCGTCGAGATGTGGGTGCCGGTGGCCGCGCTGGTCATCGGGTACGGCGCCGAGGCGCTGCTGCGCACGGCGCTGCAGGGCCTGCTCAACCGCCTTCGCCAGATCGGCGGCACAAGCGGAGGTGACACGCAATGATCGGCCTGCTGTGGGAAGCGATGGTGGTGGTGGCCTGCGGGCTGCTGCTGGTGCTGGCCGTCGAGGTCATCGGGGCCATGCACCGCGGGCGCAGCTGGGGCGCCTTCTTCGTGTGGGTGGCGCTGGCGCTCGGCGCGCTGGCGGTGGCCGCGCAGTGGCGGCAGATGCCGCCGCCGGTGGCCGTGCTGCTGCTGACGCTGGCCTGCATGCTGTGGCGCCAGCGTCGGCGCATCGTGTGGGCTGCAGAGCAGGGGGTGCCATGGTGAAGGCCGCGCTTCTGGCCGCCGCGCTGCTGGCCGGCTGCTCAACGCCGCCCGTGCAGCCCGCGCCGCCAGCCCTGGACAGCCCGCCGGGCACCACTAGCGTCCTGTGCACCCTGGTGTCCACACTGACCACCACCGTGCGCACCGTGCTGCTGCAGGTCGGCGCCGACGCGCCAGCCGGAACCGTCGATGCCGGCAGCGATTGCTCGATCAAGGTGACGCGCAAGTGATCATGCCCGTCGCACTGGCCGAGCGCATCTTGTCGCTGTCCGCTGCGATGACGCGCGCCGTGGTGGTGATGGAACAGCGCGGGCCGCCGCCAGTGCCGGCCATCGGGCCGAGTGCATCAGCAGCCAAGATCGCCGAGCGCGACAAGGCCGCCGCGGCTGCTGAGGAGTGGCGTCGCACCGTGGCAGAGATGCGAATGGTGTTGTCACAGCATGCCGCCTTCGAGAAGTGGCCATGAGTCTGGACGATCGCGTCACGCCGCACTTCACGCTGGCCGAGTTCGTGGTTAGCAGCACCGCCGCCAGGCTCGGCATCGACAACATGCCGCCGGCGCGCGTCGAGGCCACGTTGCGCAACGTGCTGATCCCGGCCATGCAGGGCATCCGCAACCTGCTGGGCGTGCCGGTGATCATCAAGAGCGGCTACCGCAGCCCTGCGCTGAACAGCGCGGTGCGTGGCGCGCCCAGCTCACAGCACGTCAGCGGGCACGCGGCAGACTTCATCGCGCCTGGCGCCGGCTCGCCGCGGCAGGTGTGTGCGCTGCTGGTGCAGGAGATGGCGGTGATCCACTTCGACCAGCTGATCCACGAGGGCGGCTGGGTGCATGTGTCCTTCGGCCCGCGGCCGCGCAATGAGGTGCTGACGGCGCACTTCACGGCCGCCGGGGTGAGCTACACGCGCGGGCTGGCGTAGCGCCTGGCCAGATCGGCGCCGGCTGGGCGATCAGCCCGGCGGCAAGGGCTGGTAGCGGGGCGAGCTTCGGCGCGCTCCTGAGCCTGCCAGTAGCAGCAGCCCATCTCGGGCATCCGGCTGATCGCCTTGCCGCTGTCCTGCGGACGCAGGCAGATCACGGCCCAGGGCAGCGTGGGTGCCGCGCCGCCGCCGGCGTTGCAGTCGTGGCAGGTGCCGCGGGCGCGGTCGAATCGGGGGTTGGGCATGCCGCCAGGGTAGGACAGCTGGGGCTCACCAGGTGAGGCTGGCACCACTGGATATGGGACGCTGTCTCATATCCGTCCCATACGGCCGCACAAAAGATAGTGCCCGCTCACCGGCGGGCACTTGTACTTACTGGCTCCTCGACCTGGGCTCGAACCAGGGACCTACGGATTAAC